CTAGCGCCGCCCTGGATCGCCGAAGGGGATGAAGCCGGAATCGAGCTTGGTCTCTATCCGCAGCAGATGGTCGGTCAGGCGCTGCTCGACGTCCCTCAGCGTCGCGACGGAGACATAGGTCTTCGCGACCTCCAGCTTGTAGGCGGCGAGGTTCTCGCGCAGCGCGGCGAAGGCGGATTCGGCGTCCTTGCGGGCGCGGACGATCAGCCAGAACAGGGCGGTCATCGCCGGAAGTTCGACGGCGGTGATCCACCAGGCGAGGTCGAGGCCGCCTTGCAGGGTTTCGTGCATCGGTGTCTCCCATAGGGGTGAGGGTCAGAGCTGCCAGTCCGCCGACGCCAGCACCGGCCCGGTGCCGCGCCAGTCGGCGCGACGGTCGGGAAGCGGGATGGACCGGTCGAAGCGGTGCGGTTCGGCGGCGAGACAGCCGGCGACGGCGTCCAGCCCGTCATCCGGCCCGCGGTAGCGGCCGTCGGGGCGCCAGTCGCGCATTTCGCGGACCAGTGGCGTCTCCCAGACCAGCCGGTGGGCCAGCAGGCGGCGGTCGGCCAGCAGCGCATCGAACGCCTCCAGGATCCGCACGGCCTTCGGGGTCCGGCTGGACCGTTCGATCACGCCCGCGGCCAGCCGGTCACGGCGCAGCCGCTCGCGCAGCAGGCCGGGAAGGAAGCGGCCGAGGCCGTTGATCTCCACATGGATCGCCGGAAGGTGGTTGTCGGCGAGGAAACGGGCGACCTGCCGGCATTGCTGGTCGGCCTCGGTCTCCGCGGCCCTGGGATCCACGGCCAGATACAGGACGCGGTGCAGGTAGAAACGGCCGTCGTCGCCGCCGAAGACCGCGGCCACCACGCTGCCGTCCCCGGCCCGGCCGGCGCCCTCCCCGTCGGCCGCCGGCCGGGCGAAGGCGGGGTCCCACCAGCAGCTCGCCGACACCAGCCGCACCCCGTCGAGACTCAGCGCCGCGCGGCCCAGCGCCTCCCGGTATTCCAGCTCCGCCTCATAGCGGCCGAGCCGGCCGACGTCGAGGACGCCGTCCGCCACATTCACCGGACGCAGCAGCATCTGGCTGGTGAACTTGTTGGGACCGGTGGCGCGGCGGATGCGGGCGACGTGGGCCTCGCCGAACCGCTCCTTCCAGGTATAGCTGCGGCGGCCGGCGGCATCCTCGGTGTAGACCGGCAGCACCAGCCGGTCGAAGCCGGCCAGAAAGGGCGGCGCCTCGCCGCCGGTCTCCTCGGCGTAGAGGCTGTCCTGGGCATGCGGGGTGCCGACATAGAGCTGCGCCCCGCCCGGCACCAGCACATAGTCCAGTTCCGACAGCCGGTCGCGCAGCGCCGCGCGCTTGGCCGCGGTGTCAGCGTTGCGCGGCACCTCGACATCGTCGCAGATCACCACGTCGGCCCGGCTTCCGGTGATGTTGCCGCCGATCCCCGCCGCCGCCATCGACGGGTCGCGCAGCTCCATCGGCCGGACGACGGTGAACTGGTCGGCCGCCCACTGGTCGCGGTCCCGGGCCGCGGGCTTGAGATGCCGGGTGGCGGGATGGCGTTCCAGGATGCGCTTGACGTTGCGCACCATCTTCTTGGCCAGCCTCATGTCGGCTGCCAGCACCAGCAGCCGCCGGTTGGGATCGACCAGCAGCAGCCAGGCCGCGAACAGGCCGACCAGCGTCGACTTGCCGGAGCCGCGGAACGCCATCAGCAGCATCCGGCGGCCGGGGCCGGCCATGCGCTCCTCCAGCCAGCGCGCCATGCGCGCATGATGGGAGGGGGTCCTCAGCTCCACCATCCCGTTCCAGGCCCGGACGAAGTCGCCGAACCCCGCGGGCAAATCCTCACCTGCATCCTCCGCTGCGTCCTCTGCTGCGTCCTCTGCCGCGTCCTCCACCTCATCCCGCTCCGGATGCCCGCCCGCACCCCCCGTCATGGGTTGCGCCCGAGGATGTGCCAGCCGGCACCGTTGGACATGGCGGTGACGGCATGGCCCTGGCCGGTCAGCGGGATCTCCTCGCTGTCCGGCCCGCCGCCGCCCTGCTGGGTGACCAGCACGCGGTTGGCGCTGCCGTCGGTCTTCTTGACGGAGACGGTGCGTCCGACCGCATGGGGTGCCGCCGGGTCGGGCAGCCGCACCTCCACCGCGCCGCTCCAGGCGCTGACCAGGTACAGCGCCTGGCTCAGGTCCGGCTCGAACAGGCCGGCGCCCTCGTGGTAGCGGGCATTGCCGGGCAGGCGGTTGCCGGCGACGATCCACCAGCCGCCGCCGTTCGACACGACCGTGACGAAGTCGTGGCGGTTGCCGAGCGCGATGCGGCGCCCGTCCGGTCCCGGCCCGCCGGTTTCCGCCAGCGTCATCGGGTTGGCCGAGGCGTCGGTGCGCTTGATGGTCACCGCATGGCCGTTGGCCTCCGCCGCCGCCGGCAGGCGGAGGTCCACCGGCCCGCCATAGGCGCTGACGAGATAGACCGAGCTGGCGAGATCCAGCGCCACCACCCCGCCCGTCGCCGGCTCGACGAACTCGGTGTCGTAGCGCAGCGCCTCCACCACCAGTTCGGCGATCCGGCTGCGCTGCAGGCGGTTCTTTTCCGGATAGCCGGCGTTCACCGCCGTGTACCGCCCGCCGGAGCGGTCGAGGATCGCCGGCCCGGCCGAGGCGGAGAACAGGTTGATGACCGCCGTCTCGGCCGAGCCGGCGTCCAGTTGCAGGTTCGGCAGGCTGCCCAGCGACTCGGCGTAGAAGTTGACGATCAGCGTCTTGTCGGTGACCGCCCCGACGCGGAAGCAGGCTTCGGCCTCCGGCCACAGGTTGGCCTCGCAGTCGAGGAAGGCGTTGTTGTACCGGCCCTGCTCGACGAAGAAGCCGCTGCCGGCCATCGGCGCCGACAGCGAATAGACCCGCACCCCGTGGAACCGGTTGGCGTTCGGCGTGTCGCCGGCACCGCTGCGGGTCAGCCACACGCCGTGCTTCGCCGGCTTGGCCACCAGCACGCGGGTGACGGTGTTCCAGTAGCAGGGCTTGGCCGGATCGGCATGGCCGTCGAGCAGCAGGCCGACCTCGGGCTCCCACAGGGTCAGGTCGGTCAGCGCGTTCTGTACGCAAGGCCCGTCCCGGCCGAACAGCCGCACCCCCGTCCGGCCGAGTTCGAGCCGCAGCGCCGACAGCGAGGCGTAGCCGTCCGGCAGATGGACGAGGTCGAAGGCGGTGGAGGCGCCGCGGATCACCGAACTCTGCCCCGCACCATAAAGCGTCCGGCCGTGCCCGAGCGTCAGCGTGTTGGTGATGCGGTAGGTGCCCGGCGGCACGAACACGGCGCGCGCGGCGCTCAGCGCCGTCTGGAGGGCCAGCGTGTCGTCGACCAGCCCGTCGCCGACGGCACCGAAATCCTTGACCGAGGCGACGTCCGACAGCTTCTCGCGCACCCGGCGCGCGGTGGCGCCGGGGCCCGGCGGGATGTAGGTCGCCAGCGCCTCCTCGTCCACCGGCGCGCGGATCGTCGGGTTGCCGGCGCCGTCGAAGGCCAGCAGCTTGCCCTGGCGCAGGCTGCGCTCCGGCAGCAGGGGCGAGGCCGGAAGGTCGCTGTCGGCGAACCGCAGCATCAGCTCCTGGTCGCCGGCCACCTGCTGGAGCGCCGCGGTCAGCCGGTCCAGCTCGCCGTTGAGGGCCGAGGCCGGCAGCGGTCCGCTCTCGCCGAAATCGCTGGTGCGCTCGATCGCCACGCGGCGGCGCAGCAGGACGACCGTGCCTGCGGCCGGCGGCTCGGTGAAGGTGACCGAGCCGCCGGCGGTCGCGCCGGCCCCGGTGACGGCATAGCCGGTTCTCTGCGGGGCGGCGCCGAGGAAGACCTGGAGATCGTCGGCGGTGAAGATCGGGAACGGGTAGGTGAAGACCCGCTGCGCACCGTCGGCGAGATACTGCACGCGCGGCGTGCCGCGCGGGATGAGGAGCGACGTGGACATCGACGTGGACATCGGTGGGTCTCCGCGGGGAAAGGGCGTGCGGATGCCCTCTGCCGTCCCGGCAGAAAGGACGTCAGAAGAACTTGCTGAGATATTCCAGGCGCTGCCGGTCGGCGAGCTGCGACAGCTCCAGGAGATTGCGGCGCCTGGTTTCGTCCAGCCCCTGCTGGATCGCCCCGCGCTTGAGCTGCTCGGTGGCGTGGGCGTCCTTGCGCTCGGTCTCGCTGGCATTGGTCAGGCCGAGCAGGATCGCCTCGCCCGAACCGTCCTGCGCCGACAGGCCGCGCGCGCCGAGGCCGGCCCGCGTCCTGCCGACCGCCTGGCGCAGGGCGGTCAGGCGGCGCTGCTCGGCGGCGTCCGCCGCGGCGGTGAGTTCGGCCAGTTGCGACTGGGCATCGGCCGCCTGCCGGCCGTAGGCCTGGTCCTGGCTGGCCCGCAGTTGGGACAGGGTCTGGTCCTGCCCGGCGCGGAAATTGTCCATTTCCTTCGCCCTGGCCGCCGCCGCCGCGGCCGTCGCGGCCTCCTCCGACCGGCGCCGGGCCTCCTCCTCCTGCCGGCGCAGCTCGGCATCGTGCGCCCACTGGCGCGCTTCGGCCTCGGCCGCCAGTTGCGCCTGCTGCTGGCGGGCAGCCGTCTCCTCGCGGTACTTCTGCTCCAGCGCCGCCTGGGCCGCCTGGGCGGCGGCGGCATCCTGCTGGCGCTTGTACTCCAGTTCGGCCGCGGCCTGCTGGGCGGCGGCCTGTTGTGCAGCCGCCTGCTGGGCCTGGGCGGCGGCCTGGCTGGCCGCCTGGCCCGCCGCCTGCGACGAGGCGCCGGACTGGCCGCCGGCGTTGCGCGCGGTGCCGATGACCGAGTTCGCCAGCGGCAGCGCGGTGCTCACAAGGGGAGTGATTCCACCCATCAGTCGTTCACCTTCAATTCCATGGTTACGGACAGCAGCGTGAAAGGCAGCGGCGCATCCTGCTCGATGCGCCACAGCGGGACGTCGGTGTCGTGCCGCCAGCCGAGCGCCCGCAGCCGGCGGTCTCCCGACACCCGGAGGGGCACCCCGTCGGCGGGCTGCGGACCCAGCCGGTGGAGCGGCAGCTCCTGAAGCCCGCGCCCCAGATCGACGCGCAGGGCCGCGGTGTCCTCCAGCCGGAAGGTGACCGCGACCAGCCGCATCAGGTCGGCGCCCGCCGCCTGCCCCAGCAGGTTGGGGGGCAGCGGCTCGATGCGGTGTGTGAAGGGCAACCCGATCTCCACCTTGCGGGCCGGCGGATCCAGCGTGACGCTGCCGGCCTGCACGACGGCGGGCTCGCGCACCGCCCCGTCGGCGACGGCCACGACCCGCCGCCCCTCCAGATGATCCAGGCCGCCCCAGACGGCGGCCGGCTCGGCCCGTGCCGCGGCCACCGCGGCGTCGAGGTTGAGGCCGTCGTCGAAGCGCTCGACGGTCCAGGCGCCGTCGCGGCCGACCAGCAGGTAGACCTCGTCGCCCACCGCGGCGACCGAACGCACGGCCCCGTCGGTCTCCAGCCGGGTCCAGGCGGTGACGTCCTCCGCCCGGTAGGCGGTCAGCGCCCCCAGCGAGCCGTCCTCCATCGCCACCAGCAGCAGCCGGCGGCCCTGGTCGTAGTCCTGGTCGCGCGGGTTCGCCACCAGATGGCGGGCCAGCAGCGCCAGGTCGTTGGCCTGGTAGGCCGCCTCGGTGTCGGTGTAGAGGAACTCGCGGATTTCCCGCCGGTTGCGCGGCACGAACAGGGTGGCGCCCTCGACGTCCCGCGGCGGGATGGCGCGGTCGAGCGGCGAGCCGATCCGCGTCTGCCGGTTGACCTGGATGCTCTGCGGCGTCAGCGGGTCGCCGCTCACCATGTATTCGGCGCCCGAGGTGAAGACCTGCAGGTGCCGGCCGGAGAAGACGGCGCGGATCGCGTTGACCTGGTCGGACAGGATGCCGAACTCGATCGCCTGGTCGTCCAGCCCCTCGCCCAGGTCGAAGTTCCAGATCTGGGCGGAACGCGACAGCCACAGCCGGTTGGGAAGATCCCGCGACCCGCCGATCACCAGCCGGTCCTGGTGGAAGGCCGCCGACACCGGCCAGCCGCGCAAGGGCGAGAAGGCCTGCTCCTCCCAATCGGTGGTGGCCTGGATATCGGCCAGCGTCTCCTTCGTCGTGGCGGTGATCCGGGTGGGTGAGACCACGCCGGTCACCACGAGCTGCCGGCCCTTGATGCGGATCCGGGTTCCGTCCTGGCGCTGGTCGAACACCGGGGCCGACGCGGTGACGGTGACCACCCCGGCGGTGCCGGACGGCGTCAGCGTGACGCCCGGATCGGCGAAGCGGTGGAAGGGCAGCCGCAGCAGCTCGCCGTCGGCGGCATAGCTCCACTCCGCCAGCGTCCAGGCGCCGTCCTCCGCCCGCGTCAGTTTGCGCGGCGGGATGTCGGGGTGGCAGACCAGCAGCGTGTCGGCGCTCTGCGTCCAGGTGATCTGGTCGAGCTGGGCCGGCGACCAGGGCGTGGCGACGGACGCCAGCCTGGCCCCGCCCTGGAACACGTCGATCCAGCCGCCGGTGAAGACAAGCAGATAGGTCTGCTCGCTGTTGCGTTCGAACGCCACCAGCCGCCCGTCGCCGCGGGCCAGGGCGGTGAAGGCGAATCCGCTGCGCCGCGTCACCCCGCCGGTCGGGTCGATGAACAGGTTGCGCAGGACCAGCGCGCCGTTGTCGTACGCCTTGAGGTCGCCGCGCCCCAGCAGCCGGCGCGACACCTCGCCGGCGGTGAAGTTGGTCTTGACCTGATGAAGCCGTCCCATCAGGCCCTCGCGTCGATCAGGGTGAAGTCCTCGAAGCCCGGCTGGCTGTCCTGCTGGGCGTCGATCTGGCGGGCGCGGCGGAACTCGCCCTCCGCGAGCTGGACCAGCAGGTCCGCCCGCGTCGAGCTTTCGGTCAGCGGGATGCAGAACTCGGCGGCGAGCCGCGCGATCAGCGCCTGGTCGAAGAAGGCTGGGAAATCCTCCTCCGCCGGGCGGCCGACGTAGGACAGGGTGACGGCGGTGGCGTCGCACAGCAGCGTCCGCCCGACGATGCGATAGGACAGGCCGCGTCCCCGCCCGCCGGCGCCCGCCCCCAGCGCCCGCAGGAAATCCGCCGGGAGCTGGAAGGCGCTGGCGAAATCGGCGGCGGGCGCCTCGACCAGCCTCGGCAGCGTCGTCTGGACGGTGGCGAAGCTCCAGGCGTTGGCCGACAGGAGCGCGTCGCGGGTCGGGCCGTAGAGGGCGGCGGCAACCTCCGCTTCGGCGGACCCGTCGGCGAAGGAGGCGATGGCGGTGGCGCCGAGCTTGATCAGCGCACGGCCGCACAGGCCGATGGCGGTCAGGGCCATGGGCGTGTCTCCGGATGCTGGACGGGAGGGGGCGGAAAGCGCCGCCGGGCGGCGCTCCGGGCGGGTCAGCCGCCGGGGGTGCCGAGCGGCGTCAGCGCGGCGATGCCGACGACGCCGCCGGCATTGGCCGCCACGACCAGCAGCCCGGCGACCGGCGGGCCGCCGGCGGCGCAGTTGGCCAGCAGCATGTCGCCGGTCCGCAGCAGGTCGGACGCGCCGTTGAAATAGCCGGCGGCATCGACGTCGTCCGCCGCATCGGCGGTGGTGTAGTGCCAGAGCGTGAAGCCGTTGGCGTAGGCGAGCACGCTCAGATCCTTGGACGCATAGGCCATGGATGGGGACCTCCGGAATTTTTTCGGGGAAGGGGAATGGCGCGGCGGCGGGAGACGCGGTGCCGCCGTCAGCTCTCCAGGCAGCGCAGCGTCACCACGCCGGTGCCGTCGATCAGCACCGCGCCCTGGCTCATCATGTTGTTGACATTGCAGGCTGATTAGGGAAATCAGCTACTTGCCACTGCATAAAAGCCGCCACACGGCATTAACAGGTGGCAGCGGAGCGGGCGGCGGCATCTCGCGCTTGACCAGCCCCGGTCTCTGGCGCTCTCCTGAGGTGAGAACGTAACGGGAACAACGATGCGACCCGACAGCCTCGAAAATCTCCACGACGGCGCCCGGCTCTACGCCTTCTGCGACCCCTGCGGCCGGTCGGTGACGCTGGATGTCCCGGACCTGATCGAGCGGCTCGGCGGGGGCTTCCCGGTGACCGCCTTGCGCGGCCGGCTGACCTGCAAGGAGTGCGGCCGGCGGGGCATTTTCCGGCGGTCCGGCGGGGGCGCCTCGACGTATTGAGGGCCGGGCGCCGGTATGGTGACCGACGCCCACGCGCCCCTCACTGCCCGATCACTGCCCGATCAGCACCGGCAGCATCTGCTGTGCCGCGTCGATCAGCGAGGCATCCCCCACGAGGTAAGCCCCGACCAGGCCGACGGCGGCGACGATGCCCATGACGAGCTTGCGGCGGCCGGCGAGCTGGCCGCCCTTCAGGATATCGGTGACGGTCATGATCTAACCCTCCTTCTTTGCAAAACAGCGTGAGTAGCGCAAGTAATCGTGCTACAATTCTTCCTCACTGCAATGAGGAAGCAATGTTGGAGCGCAGCAGGTTGCTTGCTTTCATTGGTAACGTGTCAATCACCAGCAAAGAGGCTTGCTGGGAATGGCGCGGGCACAAGTCGCGCCCTGATGGGTACGGCGTGTTTCGAAGTGACGGCAAGAAGTGCTATTCTCACCGCCTGTCATACGAATTGTTTGTCGGAAGCATTCCGGACGGCATGTTCGTGCTTCATGCCTGCGACAATCCCGGATGTGTCAACCCCGCCCACCTCTTCATCGGAACCGCGGCGGACAACGCCACCGACAAGACCCTGAAAGGGCGAGCCCGCGGTGCCCATAGCGGGTCTGCGCACCACAACGCCACCCTTACCGAAGAGCAGGCGCTTGCGATCAAGAGGATGGTCTGCGGTGGTGTGAAGTCCTCTGAGGCTGCGGCAACTTTCGGCGTCAGCAGAAGCATCGTTAAGGACATCAAGAGCGGCAGGACGTGGCGTCACCTTCCGCCATAATGCACCGAAGGGCGCCTGCATCACGCAGGCTCCTTGCTCGACAGCGGTTCGGACTTTGGTGACGGCTAGGTTTGGGGCGCGGCCTAGCCGTTCCGGCCCAGGAACAGCGCCTTCTCCGCAGCCCGGCGGGCGACGAGGCCGGGGAGTTGCTTCTTCACCCCGCCGACGGTGGCGTTGACCCACCGGCCGAACTGCTCGCCGATGCTCTCCATCGACGCGCCGGCATTCAGCAGGCGGAGCAGCGTCGACCCGCCCAGGCTGCCGGGCCCCAGGTTGAAGACGAACGAGGCGAGCGCGCCGCGCTGGTTGTCGGTCAGCGGAACCGAGACCAGCCGGTCGACCGCGTCGGCGGCTTCGGCCATGTCGGCGGAGAGGAGCTCCTCGGCCTGCTGGCGGGTGATGCGCTGCCCGAGCTTCACGCCCTTGGTGTGGCCCCACCCGATGGTGGGCACGCCCGCGGGGCACAGGTAGGCGCCCAGGAACAGGCCTTCGAAATGCTTCACGAGGTCGAGGGCCGCGGGGGGAACGGGTCTGGTCATGTCGGGATCCTTCTGGCGCGTCGCGGCTGCGCGCGGACGCGGGGTGTCCGCGCTCATACCGATCCGCACCGGCCCGCCGGCGTGATACCTTGGGCAGGGCCGGAACAGTCGGGGAGGCGGTGGTGTCGGTGGGCGAGGTGGCGCAGTGCGCCGTGGCCGCGCTGGTCGGCTGCGCGGTGTGGGCTGGGATGGATGGCGTGGGGGCGAGCGACCGGGAGCGGACAATCGCTGCGGTCTTTCTCGGCATCGCCGCCTCGTGGGCGGCGACCTTCGTCTACATCTGGATCCGGTACGGCTGGAAAGCCGCCCGGTCCATGTCCATGACGCCTTAGCGCCTCGGCCCGCCCAGTAGCGCATCCTTTTCCCGGCCGAGCAGGATGGAGCCGAGCAGAGCCGGCGGCGGGGACAGGCCGGCAGCGGCTTGGTTCGTGAGCCACGCGCGGCCGGCCGGGCTGTTGTAGGCGGCCTGCACCGCGCGCGGCAGCACGGCAGCCCCAGCAGTGGCCGCCAGGGACAGCAGCGGGTCAGCCCCGCCAGCAACCGCCCCAACGCCGCCGCCTGTGAGGCCGCTCCCGGTCAGCATGTTGATCATCGCCGTGCGCTCGCTCGTGCCGCTCGATTGCAGCCGAGACGAGCCCAGGAAGTCGGCAATACGGGTGAGGTCGTTCAAGTCCCCTCGCCCCCGGCTGTAGCCGGATTTGTCATCCGCCTTCACCGCGCTCCGCAGCCCGGCGAACGGGATGTTTCCGGCCGATCGCTCGGCCTGCGTCCCCTGCCCCATGGCATTGTCGATCGCCAGCAGGTTCCGGTAGTCGCGCCGAGCCTGCCGCCAGCCGTCCGCTACCTCGGGCGGGCTGGAGCGGATCATGTTGTCGTTGACCTTGTCGGCCAGCTCATTCAGAGCCCGCTGAAGGTCTGGGTTGCTCGTGGAGCGCGCGCGCCGGCGGATGTCCGATACCACGTTCTGAAAGGCATCGCCCGGGATCTGAACGGACGCCCCCTGCGCCGCTTGCCCAGCGGGGACCACCGAACCGGGGGCCGGCGCCGGTCCAAGCGCCGCGCGCATCTGGTTCAGGTCATCCACGTAGCTCTGAAAAACGGGCGCGACGTCGGTCGGCAGGCGCCGGCCGTAGTCGGTGACCACCTTGTCGACATCCTGGAACAGCTTGTGGTCCACCTGCACCGTGGTCGCCGCCGCCAAGTCGTCGAACCGCTGGCCGAGCGCGCGGAAGGCGTCGTCCATCACGTCCGGCGCCGCCCGGTCCGCCTGCACGCCAGCCCTCGCCAACGCCGCCCGGTTGAAGGCCACGCGCTGGGCGTCGGCGATCTCCCGCTGCGGGCCGCTGGTCATGGGCAGGGTGCCGAAGACCGCCTCCATGGTCTGGAGGGGCTTCGAGCCGGTCATCTGGCCGGGCGTCAACTGGATGCCCTCGGCCTGCGCCGCCGCCGCCAGCCGGGCCTGTTCCGGGCCAAGCTGCGCGCGGACGGGGGATGCCAGTCGGCCGGCGCCCGCCATCGCCCCCGGCACCGCCATGGAGGCGAGCAGCCCGGTCAACGGACTGTCGGTCGCCTGCCCCACACCACCGCCGACGGCTCCGGCCGCCGCCTGAATGCCGGGCTGGGCGGCGAGTGCCGACGCCACCCGCTCCGTCAGCCCGCCGGCCTGTGCCGCGCGCGAGACGCCCGCCGCCGGGACCACGACCGACGCCGCATCGCCGACGCCCCGCCCTGCCCCATAGGCCAGCTTGTCGCCGGCCGTCTGAGGGCCTGACATCACGTCGGGGAAGGCGGTATTCAGCGGCGCGGAGAGGGTGCGGCCGAGCGCGTTCCAGCCAGCCTTCAGGCCGTTGGTGTAGAAGCCGGGGTCGGACGACGGCAGACCCAGCGCCCGCATGCCGGAGCCGACGGCATCCGGGATCGCGCCGATGGTCTCCAACACGCTGTCGGAGACGCCGCGCGCGCCGAACTCGGCCTTGCGGAGCGCCTCCTCGCCGAAGGAGCGGTCAGGGGCTGCAGGCTGGCCGCCTCCCATGAGGGTCTTGACGGTGCGGGACACCACCTCGTCCGACGTGCCGTCCGGGAACTCCAGAACGGTGCCGTCATGCAGTTCAGCGCGAACGGTCATGGGATCATGTTCCCCTGTGCATCAAACCGCAGGACCCGGCCGCCGCCCTGCTGGGCCGGCTGCGCTGTCTGCGGCAGCCCTTCCGTGTAATAGGTGCCGCTGCGCAGCGCCTGTGCCCGCCCCCTCTCGCGCTGCATCCTGGTCTGCGCGGCCTCGATGGCGCGCTTGAAGATCGCCTCTCGCTCGTCGGCGCTGAGTTGGATCGACCCCTGAAGGTCGAGAAGGATCTTGCGCTCGCCTTCGGTCGGAGCTGCGCCGAAGATTGCCTTCAACTGGCCCAACGCCTGGGTACCGACGATATTCTCCAGGTCAGTCGTCGCCTGCCCGCCCCACTCACCAGGAAGAAGGTTGCGGTCTAGCCATTGCTTCGTGGAGGCCGACGACCCCTGGAAGGCTTGACGGTTGATCTTCAGAGCTTCGTTCAGCGCACTGATCGCGCTGCCCGCCGCCTCCGCCGACTTATCGGCCTCCATGATCGCTTCCTTATCCTGCGGGGCAAGCTGACCCTGCCGGACGGGGGTGATCGCCGGGCCGCCTGGGGTGCCTCCGGCCGGGGCCGCTCCGCCGCGCATCGCCTGCGGGGTGACGAAGTCGAGCTGACCGTTCGGACCGGTCGCCGTCTTGCCGGCCGCCCAGGTCAACGCCTGCTCCTTCGTCAGCAGGCCGCTTTCCACCAGTTGGTTGAGCGCCTGACCCTCCACGGAGTTGCCGGAGAACATGGAGCCGCCGCCGAACGGGCGGGTTTCGCCGGTCGCGGTGTTCTTCTCCACGTCGACATGCTTCCCGTTCTTGTCGATGCCGCGGACCCACTGCCCGGCTGTCGGGGCCGCCGCCGCGGGGGCGGCATCCGTCATCGTGCCCGTGTTCGCCTGCGCCACCTGGAACGGGGACGCGCCGCCGCCCGTGATCTTGCCGAGATAGGCGCGGGTCTCCGCCGGAAGACGCGCCGGATCGGCGCCGCTCTTGATCCACATGTCGGCGTTCCCCGGCCCCCAGTTGTAGGCGACCAGCGCATGGTCGAGGTTGCCGTATTTGTCGAGCTGCTGTCTCAGGTACCGGGCGCCGCCCTCCAGGTTCTGGTCGGGATCGGCGGCGTTGACCCCGAGATCCCTGGCCGTGCCCGGCATGAGCTGGGTGTACCCAACGGCGCCTTTTGGCGACACGGCGCCGGGCCGGCCGCCGCTCTCCGCCTGCACCAACGCGCGGAAGGAGCCGGCGGGCAGGCCGTATTTCTCCTCCATCATGCCGATCTTCATGTCGAGGTCGGCCGGAAACTGCGCCGGGTCGGCGCCGGCCGAAGGGCCGGGCTGCACGGATGTCGTCGTTCCGCCAGTTCCGCCGCCGGCGGGGCTGATGCCGGGGAAGGAGAAGGCAGGAGGCGCCTGATAGATCGGCTTCCCGGTGGTGATGTCGACCACGCTGTCGCCGACGGTCCGGAAGCGGTCACCAGGATCCATCGGCTTCGGGAACAGGCTGGCCGCCGCAGCCTTGGCCCCGGCTTCCGGGAAGGCGCGCATGAACAGCGCCTTCTGGTCGTCAGGGGCCTGGCTCTGCCGGCCGGTGTCCCACGTGATGCCCGTGGTGGGGTCGAGCCCGCCCAAGAGCGCCGCCTGGGCGGACTTCTGGCCGGCTTCCTCGGCCTTCTTCTCCTTGCGCTCCTGATCGGCCTGCGCCAGCCGCTGCATGCCCAGCAGGGCCTGCACGCCGCCGCCCTGCAGACCCTGCCGCGCCGCGCCATAGTCCTGGAGCCCGGCGCCGAGCAGGGCGAGGGCTGCCGTCCACCCGCTGCCACCCAGCAGCGGCGGGTTGCTATAGGGGTCGATCGCCATCACGCGGCCTCCGTCGCCAGATCATAGTTGACCATCTTGATGCCCTCCGGCGTCTCGCTGACGGCGGCCGGCCGGACAGCCTCCACCTCGTCGGCCATGACGCCGATGTGGACCGGGCCGCCCCAGGCATAGCGGTAGGCGTAGACGGCCAGCCCGTTGTCGAGCGCGCCGACGCGGCGGATATCGGTCTTCACTCGGCGGTCCGAGAACAACGAGGCCGCCGCCAACGCGAGGCTTCCGACGGTTTGCATGGTCTGTGCCCCACCGCTCCCGCCGCCCGAGCTGGTCTGCGTGCTGGGGAGCGAGCCTCCCAGCGGGATCTGACGCACCTTCAGCATCTCCACCGGGTAGCCGATGCTGCGGAGGTACTGCTCGTACTGGCTGTCAAGCTGCTGCTGAGCGTTCGCCTGCTGCTGGCCGCCGGTCCCGAGCAGGGCGCCGGCCCGGTTCAGGTCGTAGTTCTGCTGGCCCAACAGCGCATTGTTGCGGGCCGTGGCGGATTGCGCCATCTGGCCGGCGGCGGACAGCTTGAGCTGCCCCTCCGACAGGTCCTTGGCCTGGTTCGCCTGCTCGGCGGAGAGGCGGAGCTGGCCGAGGCTGAGATCCTTGGACTGGTTCGCCCGATCGGCCGTCAGCCGGTTGGTGATGTCGCTCAGGGCCGCCTGCTGGGCGGTGGTGTAGCCGGTGTTGTAGAGATTGGCCGTGGTCTGGGCCAACGTGTCGCCATAGGCGCGGTTCGTCTCGGCCTGCGCGACACCCTGCCGGCTTCCGCCGTAGGCGCCCTGCGACATGGCCTGCGACCCGACGTTCTGCAGGGCGATCTGGTTCTGCCGGTTGATCGCCTGCGACGTGGTGTTGACCACATTCCCGATGTACGGGTTCATGTAGTCGTTGAGGTTGGTGTCCTTGAGCTGGCCGGCGGCGACGTCGCGAGCCGAGAAGGTCGTGCCGACATCGCGGGCCGAGAAGTTGTTCGCGAGGTTCGACGCCTCGTCCCACCCGAAGCCGTTCTGCAGGAAGTTCGCCCCATTGCCGGCGATCTGGCGCGTCAGGTCGAAGCCGGCCGTCTGGTCAGGTGTGAAGTCGGCGACGAGCTGCCGCGTGTCGTAGCCGCCCTGCCGGCCCTGCGCCTGGCCCGTCGTCTGCCAGTCCTTCAGGGCGTAATCGGCTGCCGACATAGGCGTGCCGCTGGTGCCGGACGTCCGGCCCTCGTTCTTGCCATAGTTGTCGTAATGCCACTGGGCATAGGCTTCCGGCGTGCTGAACTGCGGGCTCCCGGCGTACTTCGCCGCCTCGGCCGCGACGTCGGCGTTGTTCTTCAGGTAGGCGCCCGGGTCGAAGGTGCCGGCGCCCGCGTTGAAGTCGCTCAGGTACTTCTGATACCCCTGCGCGACGTCGGCGTTCTGCTTCAGGTAGTTGTCCGCGTTGAATGGCTTGCTGTAATCGTAGTAGCCGGGGTATGGCTGGCTGGCGATGTCGTTCGCGACATTCACGTTGCCCTTGATCGCCGCCAGGATCTCGGGTGGATAGGTATTCTGGACCGTCTGCTTGCCGCCGCCCTTGGACATTTTCAGATCTCCTTCTCAAGAACGACGCACGCGCGCCGGTAATCCTTCAGCACGCGCTCCCAGCCAAACCGGCCGCCGCATTGCGCGCGGGTGCAGCCCAGGCGCTTCGCCCACGCCTCAATGACGGGCTTCATCGCGAGCAATTCCTCCAGGTCGCCGCCGACGAGGAAGAAGTTCACGGCCTTCAGCCGCGGGTATGTGCAGATCTCGGTGACGATCGCCGCCGACTTGCCCGGCCAGAACTGCAAGTTCCCGGCGAGGCAGCCCTCCCGGATGTCCTCGATCAGGTGCGTGCCGTGGGCATGCTCCAGCGCTGCCGCAAGCCATGGCTCGCAGCGCGCCCACTGTTCGTCGAATGGGCTCATCGGATGAACCAGCGCTCCACGGTTTCGCTCGCGTCTGCGAGCTTGCGCCAGCGGCTGTTGACCGGCTGGCCTGCGGTTATGGCGACTTGCCCGAGCAAGCCGACGATGACCCACTCGGGCCGCTGCTCGCGCGGGGTGTAGGGTCGGTCGGGGTCGAAGGCAGGGCTCAGGACCCGGGCGCCGTCGCCGTCGAGCGCCGGAGCGTCGTAGGCGTCCCGCAGGTATTTGCCGCTCCAGTGGTTCCAGGCGGCCGCACCCACCACCGTGCTCGTTCCCACCGGCCGGATCACGCCGATGATGTCGTCGGGCGGATCGTCAGCCGTCGCCGGCCGCACCCTCTCGCCCACCAGCACCACCGTCGTGCCGACCGGGATCGCATCGCCGGACAGGCTCTCGAAATACTCGGCGTAGTCGGCGGGGCTCGACATCGTCGTTCCGCCGTCGCTCGCCACCTGGCCGGCGCCGTTGACGACGAACTCGGTGTCGGCGCCCGATGCGAAGTTGCTCTGGCAGACCAAGAAGTTGTAGGCCGACGACCCCGATCGGTCGCACATGAGGGCGTGCAGGCTGCCGCTGTAGCTGCCGTTCTGCACGTAATACTGGGCGAGCGTGCCGGAGGAGCCGAACTTCTGGGCGTAGAGGGCCACGCCGCTGTCCGCGCGGAACTGCCCGGCGTAGCCGCCGCTGGTCACGCTGCCATAGACGCCAGCCTTGTCTCCCTGGCCCACGACCCCATAGCCGCCGTCGGACTTGCCCCAGACCCCAGCGTCGCCCGGCGCGCCAGCCCCAGACGACCCGTTGTGGTAGCCGTAGACGCCGCGCGCGCCGACGTTGGAGGCGATCCCATAGACCCCATTCGCGCCGCCCCGGCCGTAGACCCCAGCGTGCGTGCCGTCGCCGCACTCGCCCCTGACCGCGTCGTTGGTGGCCGAGACGCCGTGCACCGCATAGCCGCCGCTGCTGTTGGCCGCCACGCCCTTGCCGCTGCCCGAGGTCTGGACGTCCAGGCCGTTGCCCGCGAAGCTGCCGTTGTTGCAGATGACGCTGACGCCGCCACCGGTGCCGGACTGCTCGAAGCGACCCGCGAACGTGCCCGCCGAGGTCTGGAAATAGGCGAGCTGCTGCGTGCCGCCGGTGATGCTGATCCTGCCGCCGAGGATCTCCGCGGCGTAGAGGGTCAGGTCGACGGCGATCTCGCCGGCCGTGATCTTCGACGCCGACAGGTTGGCGATGTTGGCATCGTTGACGATCAGGTTGTCAATGCGAGCCTCAATCGCCTCGATATCGCCGGCCAGCAGGCTCAACACGATGGCGTCGCCAGCGACCACCCGGTTGGCCAGGACGAGCGTCGGAATGTCCGTCTGCGCCAGCTTCACCGCGCCGTCGACGAGGTTCTCCGTGTCGATCTTGACGATCTTCGCGGCCCGGCCGAGTTTCGGCACGACGCCCGGGGGGGCGGCCGGGCTCACATAGACGTTGCCGGCGCCGTCGACCGCGGTGTTCGACGGGCCGGGCGTCAAGGATGCGATCGCCTCCCGCAGCGGCGGCATCAGCCGGTCGAGATACTGCTCCGCCGGCTCGTTCGCGCCGCGGATAGGCAGAAGCGCCATGTCACACCCCTTCGCCTTGCTCGATCACCTCGTATAGGGCGTCGAAGTTCTGCGGACGGATGGGATAGCCGCCATCGGAGCCTTCGACGAGGTAATCGCCCGGTCGACCGACGAGCTTGGTCTGCCGAAAAGCGCGCTCGAACGGCTCGGTCAGGATGCACGCGTCGAGAACGCGGCCAGTTTTGCGACATTTCACCTTCATCAGATGCGCCCTCCTCGGGATCCGTACAAATCGAAGCCGCTCAGCGCCCAATCAGCACCGACCGTGTCGGACCTGACTTCCAGCGTCAGGAACCGCCCGGACTTGCGAAGGCGGATCGGCTCGAAGCCGTCGTCAACGGTCAGCCAATCCGACCAGGATGGCGTGTCGTCCAGGTTGTTCTGCCCGCCGAGCCGCACCTTGACCGTCCCGGCCAGCCGGCGGAGCTGGAGGCTCAGCGTGTCGATGTAGGACCACGCCCGCGCATCGTCGGCGGCGAACGGCCTGGTCTGGACGTAGGCCACCATCGCCACGCCCGCGCCCGCATCGACGCCGACGTTGTGCGTCCACAGCTTGCCGGCGGAGATGCCGATCGGATACCTGAAGGCCCCCAGCCGCGGCACCCAGGCGCTGCGGCCATAGTCCTCGATACTCCACGAGGCATTCGGGATCCGGAAACTGATCGTCACCGTCGGCTCACCGGTCCCGATCGTCGGCAGCGACCACTTGACCGCTTCCGTCGATGCGTCATAGGTGGCGCAGACCTTCGAAAGCTGCGTCGTGTCGAGGCTCTCAGCGATCCACGACCGCAACGCCGGGGTGTCGAGGTACTCGTAGGTCACGCCGTCGGTCTTCCAGACGCCGGCCTGGCCGAAGCCGTAGAGGATGCGGTTCACCTCGACGACGCTGGTTTTCCCGACCGCGCCGATGCCGCGCAAAGCCGGCTGGACGCCAAAGTAATAGGGCGCGCCGGTGTAGCTGACGACGTACATGTCGGCTTTGCCGAACACGGCGATGCTCTCGCCCCAGGTCACCGCGGCCTTGATCTCTCCGTCCATGTCCCTGATGGGCAAGTCGCCGGCCGAGTTGGTGTCGGTCGTCTCCCAGGTTTCGGGGTTGTCGGCATCGCACCACGCGAAGGTGCTCTTGCCGTTGCCTGCGTCCCAGCCGGTCAGGTTGAAGGCGAGAATGTGCGGGCCGCGCCGGACGAAGATCTCCGCCGTCGAGAAGTTGACGCCAGCGAGCGGGGCAAAGCTGCCGGTCGCCTTCCAGATTTGCGGCGCGTCACGGCCGTTCGTCGCCAACTCCCAGTTTCCGAAGCGCTCGAACGACCACGCCGTCGCCGGGTGCGTGCTGGTCTCGTCTTCGTAGCCGGTGTACCCGGTTCCCAGTTCCGTGACGGTCGCGCCGTTCCAGGCGTAGAGCTTCGTCTGGTCGCCGAAGAAGACGCGGCTGATGCCGGCCTCGTCCTGGAGCGCGTCCGCCCCCCGGATGACGCCGGTTGCGCCGCTGTCGACCACGGACACCCAGCCGGCCAGCTTCTCCGGGCCGCCGTCCTTGAAGATCACATTCCGGCCGTCGCGCCACAAAGGGCAGTCCAAGGCGTGCGTGCCCTTGAACAAGCCGCTCTCGGTCAAAGCGTTGGCGCGGATCGAGATGAGGGGGATGCTTGGCATCTTGTCGCGTCCTCAAGGGGCGGCGATCAGCAGTCCACGGCGCCGGAGAACTCCGGCAAAGCCTTGATCGCCGCATACACATCCGCCCGAGACGGATCGCCGGAGCCGAGATCAGAGAAGGGGATGCGCATCTCGCATACCGTCATAGCGGATGCGCCAGAGTGCCGCGCCTCGTCGGAGGCGTATCCGAGCACGGCCACCTCGGCGAACCCTGCCTGATAATCGAGCCTCAATGCGCCGACGCGGTGATAGGTGGCCGGAACGCCAAACGCCGACCGCGTCTCTTGATGAAGAGCCATCGCGCCATCCCTCAGAACGGTGTCTGTGAAAGAGATCGAGAAACCTCCATCCAGACGCTTCCGTTGTAACGGAACGTCAGAACGTCGGCCTTGTTGTTCAGGGAAGTTGCAGTGAAAGAGCCGCCAGCAAAGCGTATGTTTGCATTCCATCCGGCGACGGTATAGTTACCGCCGTTGTATACGAGGCGCAGCGTTAGCTCTTGACCTGCTTTCCCGTTCGTGAAATCGACGGAAGTAACATTTCCTGTAAGGCTGTAGTTCTGGAAACTGCTCTTTGATGCGTCGATAGTGGCTGCGCCAGAACCTGCCTGACTAAAGTATGTGTCGTAGTGGACGCCGTCCTTTGACACACCCGAAGCGGTGGTGGTATCCGCCCGGCGCCACGTCTCCAGGTCCCCGGTCTGGCCGGTCTGCTGCGTGGTGCGCGTCGAGAACGCCCAGGTGTCCTGGGCGCTCTGCTTGATGTCGAAGCCGGTAGCCGGCGGCACGCCACGCGACGTGTACCCGTCCTGGCCGTGAATGTAGATGTCGCGGATGCCTTCGCAGTAATAGACGCGCCCGGTTGTGTGTGGAAAGAACGATGCTCCGACGACAAGAACCTTCTGCCCTGAGCTACCGATGTGAATGGGGTTGTGGGTCGAGTAATCGCCCGCAACGAACGCGTCCCAACCGCCGACTTTCTTCGTCTCGAAGCGTGTTCCGTGGATGTCAAGGCCGTTGATCGCCTTGAACACCATTTGATTTTGCCCATTCGACGGCGCCTCACACGAGCCACCAACGAAGGTCCACTGACTGTGCGATGCCTCGGTGTAGACGCCATGCAGGCAGGCGCCCCACTCGGCATCCACGAAAGTCAGCGCGTTGACCTCCGCGCTTGTCGGGGCGACGTACACGCCATAGCCGGCGCTGAACACCCGCGTCCCAATCCACGTCCCGAAAGCCACGTAATCGCCAGATGCGACGTCGAACTTGTACCCTATGCGCGCCGTCGTCCCGGCATAATCTGGAAACAGAACATGAACGTTGTCAAAGACGAAGTTCTGCGACGAACCGCCGAAGAAAAAGGCTGCGCCATCACCAGTCATTTGCACGGCCATATGACGGAACGAGAAACCATCTGTCCCGGCGCTGATCGTGATCGCGTTCCCGGTGCCGGTATAGTGCAGCACCGTCTCCAGTCCGGCGCCGTACAGATGAACGGATTGGCCCAGCGTGAGGCCGGTCCCGAATTTGTAGGTTCCGGCCGGCAGGAATACAGGCTTTCCGCTGTCAAATGCGGCCTGAAGCTGCGTCGAGCAGTCAGCGACGCCGGTCGGGTCGCACCCGTAATAGTTCAGGACGTTCGCCACGTCACCCCAGCGATCCGCGAGCGTTCTGGCCGCAGTCCCGTCAGTAGCCGTCACCGCGGCGCCCGAGACGGCATCCACGTCCAGCTTGGCCGGCACGATGTCGCCCAGGCGCTCACCCCCCACCGTCGCCTCGTCGACGGCCGGGCCCACGACGTCGGAAACGCCGGTGATGACATCGCTCCATGTGGTCGTCATGGCATACCCTCACGGCACGTAAGAGGTTGGGCGTATCGCGAGCGCGGAGCCGGATTGCGCCGCCCGGGCATCGGAGGCCATGAGGCCGTCCATCGCAGCCTTGTAGAGGGCGCCCCAGGTGATGATCCGCTCGTCTTCGCGCAAGAACGGGGCGCTCTGCATCAACGTGCCCCACAGGTACAGGTCCGGCGCAGCGGCGAAGAGAGCGTTCGTTCCATCCTCGGCGAGCGGCGGCACCTTGGCATAATAGGTCATCTCCAGGGTCGGGGAGCCGCTCGGCGTCGGGTAGAACTGGAACTCCCCGCCCTTGATCGTGTAGTAGGCCGGCGTCCCCGCCTCGCCCCCGGCCTTCAGGGTCGCCATCTGCTGCGGCGTCACATACTCCAGCACCACGACAGGCGACGCTGAGACGGTCAGGGACACCGCTTCAATCCAGTCGGGCGGCAGCGCCTCGTATTCCTCGTCCAGCACGGCGGTGGCGCGCTTGATCTGCAGCCGGAGCCGGAGCCGCCGACCAAAGTCGGCCTCGGCGAGCACAACGAGGTCCGGGATGACTGCGGTCAGGTCGTCCCGGTTCAGCCAGGACGCCGCAGACGCCAGCAGGTCGGCATACGAGGCGAGCGCCATGTCAGTGGGCCTTCTTCAGCGGCGCGACGATGTCGCCGGGGGCGGTCAGCAGGTACCGCCAGTCGGGGTCATGCAGGCGCTTCCAGACCGCATCGGCGTGGTCGGGGTCGTAGACGTTCAGGCCGTCTTCGTTCAGCCACTTCATGACGATGATGTCGGGGATGTGAGCCTGCCGCTTGAGGTTGCGGTCGCGGCTGTAACCGTCGTTCTCGTTCGCCATCTTCTTGTTGAGGTCGATGGCGGCGCCGACGTCCTGCCGCTGCTCGATCAGGAACGAGCCGTCGGGCTGACGGGTCGTCCATACCTCCATGCCGTTCTCGCGCCGGCGGAGGAGCTGCGGGGCGGCGCTCAACCGAGCCTCAACACCTGCTCGTTGGCCTCCAGGATCGCGGCGTCCTCAGGCGTGACTTCCACGATTTCCTTGAAGCCCAGCGGCTTGCCGTTGGCCCACGGCTGGGTGTGCACGATGCACTGCACCTTGACCAGCGCCAGAGCGGCGTCGGTCTTCTTCGGGTCGGCCATGTCGATGCTCCAGAAAGGCGAAGGGCGCCCGGTGAGGGGCGCCCTTTCGCAAGGTCCGGCCCGGGGCCGGGGAGGAACTGGTTACGTCAGGTCGGCGATCAGGCCGTGGGCCTTCTCGTTGGTCATTTCGAGGGTGAATTCCTCGATGACCTGGAACTTGTCGGCGTCGCCGGTCTTCGCCAGCATCTCCGTGAACATCTTCCGGAGGTTGGCCTTCTTGACCATCTTCGGGTCGATCAGCAGGGCCGTGCGGTTCCGCTGGAAGATGCTCGGCACGACGGACAGCTTGCCGAAGTTGGACAGGTAGACGTCAGCGCCGCCGACGATCGTCACCTGGGTGTCCTTCGGATTGTCGACGCGGTTCAGCGCGATGCCGGTGAAGGCCGAGAACGCCGTCTTCTGCGCCGGCCCCAGGAACAGCATCGTGGGCTTGCCGCCGTTGGCGAAGCACGACTGCATGACCGTGTCGAGCTGCGACTGGGCGAAGGCGCGCTGGGTGCCATCGGTCGGAGCCGCGACGGTGCCGCCGGAGAAACCGCCGTTGGCGCCCGAGGTGCCTCGGCTGACGTTGGAGGTGATCCAGCTCTCGAAGCCGGCCGCGGTGGCGGCGGTGGTCGAGTTGCCGGCGGACGAGGCGGTGTTCTGCAGCAGCGTCGCTTCCACGTCGCGGCGCAGCTCCAGGCCCTTCAGGATCTTCTGCTCGTCCAGCTCGTCGGAGACGCCGGCCACGTCGACCGCCTGGGCCGAGCCGGACACGGTGCCGGACTTCTTGGCGATCTGCAGCCTGTTGCCGACGCGCACGCGCGGGGTGGCGGCCTGGGCCGTGGTGTCGTCGCCCTCGACGCAGGCGTTCGAGGCCGAAGCGGCGGCGAGCGCCTGCGTCTGCCACTCGTGATATCGGGCGGTCGCCTTCGACTTGCCGATGTTGCTCTGGAACTGGACCTCGGTGATGTCGATTTTCGACACCACGTCCGACAGATCCTCGCGAATGCCGACCTGGGCATAGGTCTGCACGGTGTTGGTGGGGGCTGCCATTTTTTACTGCATCCTCTTGGCTCGGAGGAGGGCGACGGCGTCTTTCACGTCGCCACTGCGCTCCAGACGTTTGACCAATGCGTCACGGTTCTGCGTGTCGGTGCGGCCGGACGAGGTGCCGGGCCGCTGGACCTGCGGGACGGGCTTGGCGGCGGACTGCACGCCGGCTTTGGCGCGGTCGTAGAGCATCGCCTTGCGGGCCAGCACGACCAGGCGGTGGTCGTCGATGCCGTTCAGCAAGGTGTCGTCATAGCCGTACTCCTTGCCGAGATACGCCATGACGTCGCCGAACTCCTTCTTGGCGGTCGCCGGCTCTTTCCAGCCTTCGATCGCGTCGACGAGCTTGGCGTTCTCCTCCGCGAGCTTGGCGGCGTGGCGCTGCTGCTGCTGCTGCTGCACCTGGGCGGTCACCCGCTGATGCTCAGCCATCGCAGCCTGCAGCTTCTGCGCTCTGGCATCCCAGTCAGCCTTGGCTCGGACATAGCCGGCCGGGTCTTCCTGGGCGAGGCGCTGCCAATCCGGCTCCGGCCCCATGTTCGCCTGCAGATCCTTCGCCAGGAAGGCGAGGTTCTGCGCATACCGTGCGCGCTCAGCTTCCACCGCGGCGGTCTGGGCCTCTGCGGCCTTGCGCGCCTCGGCGGCTTCGGTGGTCTTCGCCTGGAACGCGCGGTCCCGCTCGCTCTCCCGTCGCGCAACGACCTGCTGCACCTCGGGTGGGGGCGCGAGAAAGGCATCCTGATCGGCTTTCGACCACGACTTGGGCGGCTCGATGGCCGGCGCTTCCGCCGGTTCGGGCTCTCCCTGGTCGCTCGGCGCTTCTTCGTGCGCCTGCTCCGCCTCGGTGGCGGCATTCTGGGCCGGCGGCGCCTGCTCCGTGACGGGCGGCGGCTCGCTGGCGGGTGTCTCGGGCTCCTGCCGGGCGCTGCGCAGCAGGCCGACGGCATCGGAGACGGAAAGGGATGTATCGGCGGCCGGTGCGGCGCCTCCCCCATCGTCGGGGGCGCGCAGGATCATCAGCCGGACGGCTCGGACAGGACTGGTCACGCTCTATTCTCCGTGGATGGGCTGGTCAGATCAGGCCGAAAAGCTTCTGCCGCTCGCCCATCCGGGCGATTTCGGCCGCTTCGGCGTCTGCCAGCTTCCCGTGTGCGGCCACTTTCTCCAGGTGGGCCTTGACCTTCCCGACGATCTGCACGGCCTGCCACAGCCGCTCCCGCGCGTCGGTGTCGCGGGCGCCGGTGGAGCGCCACCCGGCGATGTAGTCCGCCTCCAGTTGGGCGAAGGCCTCGACCAGCAGCGGGTCGTCCAGCAGGCGTTGCGCATGCTGGCCGCGGTTGATGTCCTCTTGCAGGTCAGCCAACCTCGCCTCCCATCCGCACCGGCTGGATTGCCGCCCTGGTCTGGGCGTTCAGCGCCGCGGTCTCCCGCTGGAGCTGGATTTCCGCCACCATGCGCTCGCGGGCGAGCTGCATCTCGGCCTCCATCTGCTGCTGCTTCAGCGCAAATTCCTGCTGCATCTTGGCCCGCTGCAACTCGATGTCGGATTGGGCCTTCTGCTGCTCCAGTTGCAGCTTGGCCTGCGCCTCCATCATCTTCGGATCGGGCTTCGGCTGCTCTGGCGGCGCCTGCGACGGGTCGGTAAAGTACGGGTCGACCGTCTTCAGGCCGCTCAACTCGACCAACTTCTTGAGGGTGTTGAAGACGTTCTCCGTCTTCACCAGCCCCATGCCGCCCGCCATCAGCGCTTCCTTCTGGATGCCCAGCAGGTTCATCAGGCTGACGGTCTGCGCCTCCTTCGTCCCGTGGCCGATGCCCACCGTCACCGTCAGGTCGTTGCGGGTCTTCCACTGGCGCGGGCTCACCGGGACCCACTGGTTTCGCAGCTTCACCGTCCGTTCGGCGCTGTCGTGGCTCCGGATGACGTGGTGCAGCAGCCAGAACAGATCCTTGATGCCGGTCTCCGCGAAGATGCGGGCGATCAGCTTGATGCGGGCCTGGGCCGCCGTGAACGCCTGGGCGACCGCGGTCGCGCTCTGGTTCTGGAGCGCGTTGGCGTCCAGCCCCTGGCCCTGTCGCGTCACGCCGGTGCGCTGCTCGCGGACCTGATCCACATACTCGATCAGCGGCAGGACGTTGTTGCCGATGGGCGTGCTCGGGATCGGCACAAGGCCACCCGGCTGGCGGGTGCGGATGATGCCGCCCGGCCGGCTGGTCAGCAGATCGTCGAGCGTCTTGTTGCCGGCGTGGCTCTCCGACACCTCCATGCGCTGGTTGTTCGCCAGGGCGGCGTTGTCGAGAAGCTGGCGCAGCAGGAAAGTCTTGATGCGCTGGATCTCCATCACGAGGTCGGCGATCGACCGCCCGAAGAAGCGGTGCGTGACCGGGACCGGCGTGATGGACGCGAAGGGCATGGCCTCCACCGGCTCATTGTCCGGCTGGCCGCCCTTGGTCAGGACGGTTTCGGAGGTGCCGGCCGTCGTGATCTTGCGCAGCTCGGCGACGCCGTCGCCGTCATAGTCCAGGCGGACGTAATGCTCGGTGACCTCGATCTCGCGCATGGAGCGGTTGATGTCGCCGGCATAGCTGTCTTCCTCGCCGTCGCGGCGGGACAGGGCCTCTTCGGTGTCGGCGTCGCCGGCAGACGGCAGGCTCTCCACCAACTCCCGGTCATACCCCGCCTCGATCAGCTCCGACACGCTGCGCCGGACCTTGTGATAGCAGTAGGGGCTGTCCTTTATGGTCTTCGCCCGGCGGCTGATGCCGAACTCCTCCGGCGGCACGCAGGCGACCTTGGCGCAACCGTAGGGCTTGCGGCGCATGACCGTGACGTCGTGCGTCTTGGCCGGCGGCAGCGGCGTCAGAGCCGTCCCGCCCATGGCCGCATCGGCGACCGATCCGCCGCGCTCGGTGTGCTCCACCACCTCCACTTCGGGATCCGAAGCGATCAGCGCATAGACGTCGTCCGGCAGGTCATAGAAGGTCTCCCGCTCGGCGGTCTCGCCGGCCTCCCACCACACCTTCCACACGCCGTTCTTCTGCAGCAGCGCGTCCTTGATGCCGCTGTACAGCAGCATGAAGCCGTCGTTCTGCTGCATGAAGACGTGGTTGACGTAGTCGGTCTCCTGCTCGGCCGCCTCCTCGTCCTCCGGCCCGACCGGCTCGAAGCGCACGACCTCGTCGCCGGAGCAGAACACCTCGATCAGCGACGGCATCAGCCCTTCGACCGTGTCGGCGACGTCCGTCGAGACCGCCTTGGAGCGGTCCTTGGGCGGCACCATGTCCGGCATCTCGCCCAGGTAGTAGTCCATCGCGCCCGACCGCTCCTTGGTCAGGTCGCCGGAGACGGACGAGCCGAGCGCGGACGCCTTCTCGGCCTGAAGGATGGCCTTCATCTGCTCGGTGGTCATCGGCATGTGGCGGGTCTCCAGGCTCAGGCGAGGCCGAGCGGCGAGTAATTCAGGTCGCGGCTGAAGTTGGCGCTTCCGGACGGCTCTTCGTACGCCACGCACATGAGCCCGAATGCGTCGGATCCGTGCGATGACCAGTCGTGCTCCGGCCCCAGGCCGATCTGGCGTGTTGGGTCGCGCTTCTCGTGGTAGGCGCCAAGGGCGGACCGACCAGGCTCCGTCGGCTCCTCGTTGAACCAGCAACGCGGGAACAGCCGGCGAGCGGCCTCGATGCGGAACATCGCGGCGCCGCGCCCCTGGTTCGGGATCACGGTCACGTCGTAGCCGGCATCCCGCAACGCGCTCTCGTAGGAAACCGCGAACACCTTGTCGTTCGTCGCGCCGTCATGCGGCAGCCAGATTTTCGCCTTGCCGGGCTCGTAGCCCTGCTGGCGCATCCACGCCACATGCGACGCCAACGGCTGCCCGACGGCCTCGTAGTAGTTCAGGACGCGGATTTCCTTGCCGATGAACTGCACGGCCCACAGCGCGAAGGCGTCGGCCTTGGCGCCGGTGCCGCCGATGTCGACGAACAGGCGGACCGTCATCAGCGGGTCAGCCGCCACGCGGCCAATCCGCCCCTGCTGCTTCGCCGCGGTGAGCGAGGCAGCGAAATAGGCGCCCTCAAACACCGTCTTGAAGCCCCCTTCCCAGATATGCTCGTACTGGTCCGGCCGCTCGCGCTGATCGCGCTGACGATCGCGCTCCAGCTTGGCCGGAAAGCGTGGATTGTCCCGCCAGTTGATCTCCACGACCTTGAACCGCGGGTCCTTAGCCTCCCGGAACCGCTTGTGCGTGGCGCTGGTCTTGCGCTCCGGGTTCCAGGTGACCCACAGTTCGCTGTCCTCTTCGCGGAGCGTCGGGATCAGCTTCGTCCAGGCCTCCTCCGTCACCGGCTCGGCCTCATCGACCCAGCACAGCAGGATACGAGCCTTGGACTTGATGCTGTCGATGTTCCGATCCAGGCCGCTGAACTTGTAGGCGACGCGACCGCATTTCGTCCGGACGTATTTCTCTCCGATCTCGAAGTGATCGTTGAGCCACGGTTCCGACTGGATCGCGGCCTTGATCTCCTCCAGCGAGCTGTCGTCCAGCGAGTTCATGAACTGGCGGGCGCAGAGGATGATGCCCTCTCGACCGGCCATGCTCCACATGTAGGCGCGGACGGCCGACATCTTGGCGAAGGAGCGGGTCTTGGCCGATCCGCGCCCTCCATATGCCCCGCGCACGTCCGCCTCGCCCTGGAACACCGGCAACAGCTTCTCAGGGATCTCGATCTTCGCTGTTGCCATCGGTCAGGGCCACCAGTTCGATGCGGGTCACCGTGTTGATCGGCCCGCCCCCCGGTCCGGAGTGCTGGGCCTCGATGCTGGACAGCTTCGGGTGGACGTACGGCGCTGCAGCCTTCGCAGCCTCCAGCTTCGTCGCCGTGTCCGTGGCCTCATGCATGATGTCCAGCAGCACTTCGAGCGGGCTCTTGCGCTCGGCGATCGCCCTCTCGGCGATCTCACGCGTCCGCTTCGTCGCAGAGCCCGGCTTGCGGCCGGCGCCCTGTCTCGCACCCCCGCGCGCCATGATGATTTCCTTTGATTGAGTTCAGCCGGACTGATTTCCGGGCAGGTTTTCAAAGCGCCGGTCGGCGGTGGTCAGCAGGTCGTCCCGCCCATCCCCATCGGACAGCCGGGCGACATGCAGGCATAGCCATAGACCTTGTTGTGGTCGAACTTCATGCCGCATTTTCCGCACTGGACGCCCTTCTTCCCCTCCGGCTTGGCGGGGACGAGTTCATAGTCCGGGTCGGGGACAATGCCGGGCTGCGGCGTGGCCTGCGCAGAGGCGCGCGCCATCAGTTCGTCCAGCATCCTCTGTCGGTCGTTCATGTCAGCTCCCTTTGTTCTGGCGGTGCTCCCACCACAGTCCGAGCACCGCCCACAGAAGGAGCGGCGACCAAATCGCAAGGTGGCACAGGAACTCGCCCAGGATGTCGAGCATCGCGGCTCCCCTCCATCAATCTCCCCGGCACCCTCTCCAGCGCCGGCCGCAGCCGCTCGGTCACGCGCTCATAGGCGCGCCGCTGCAGCTCCTGCCTCACCCCCTCCACCACGGCCAGCATCTGCGCCAGCACGCCAGAGGGGACCCCGAGCAGGTCAGTCATCGTGGTCCACGTAGACCATGGACAGCACGAACAGGATCATCGCCATGGCCATCAGGATCAGGTCGGCGCTCATGATTTCGCCCTCCACTCCCGATAGGCCACGGCCAGCCGCAGCCCCAGCAGGAGCGCGCCGCCGGCAGCCATGGAGCCCTGATAGCCGTAATGGATCAGGTCGAGCCACCAGGGCGAGGACAAGGCGCCCGCCGCGGTGGCGATGTCGGTGACGGCTCGCGGCATGCGGGGCCTCCAGAAACGCGGAAACCCCGCGCGGCGGTTGCCGGCGGGGCTCTTCACGGGCGCGCTTCGCGCCTGAAACTGTCAATACACCCGAGATTACTAACAAATCGTAAACGCATAGGGGGTAGAGCGTGAAAATCGACGGACGCGGCATGACCATCGGGGGCCGTATGGCTGTCGCGGGCTCGCGCGAAAAATGATCACGCCTGCGGGAATTCCCTCTTGCGTCTACTCTCTGCTGAGAGTATATCTATCACATCAAGACGACGGAGGCGACGATGGCCAACCTGATCACCAGCCAGCACTACCTGAACGACGAAATCGTTGAGGAGAAGCGCGCCGCTCAGGACTACGTCGTCACCCTCTCCCCCGAGTTCGAATATGCTGGCGAGCGGTATCAGGTCATCATCGACGGCACCCATTCGCTGGCCGCCGCTCTGCTGGACGGCGTCGAGCCGGAAGTCGAAGTTGCCGGCCGCGAGAACGACACCATCAGCCTGCTGGAGCGTGGCAACATCGAAGGCTTCCTAGAAGCCCAGTGGACCGATGGCGACTATCACCACTTTGGCCTGGAGTTCGTCGAGACCGGCCGCCCGTGCCTCGTCTGGTAATCACCGCCCCACAAGGAGACAGAGCATGACCACGATAGAAATCGTCTCGACCTATGACAGTCAGGTCAACGCGGCCACCGGGAAGATGGTCGCCAAGCGCCACCAAGCCGATTTTGAGCCAATCCGGAAATCCGGTCAGTATACCCTGGGATGGGCAACTGTCGGCGATCTACGCTTTCCTGCCATCACCACGCCATTCACCCTCTCTGCCAAGCACGGCGGCGGCGTATCCGTCCTGACCGTTTCTGACTGGCAATCCGATTGGTCATGGGTCGATCTCACCGATGATGAAAGCCTGAGGCAGATGATCACCACCGGGTGCGGGAAAATCTGCAACCCGGCGACGATGGGGGATAGTGACGTCATCGCCAACAGCTTCATCGATTGGGACGCGCTTAAGAAAGATGATAGCGAATGACCGGCCAAGACCTCCGCGCTGCCCTCGTCCGGCTCTACGGAGAGGGCAGCGACTACCATCTGGTAGAGGCTGCGCACTCGGACTTGGGAGCGCCAAAGAGCGGCCTGTACAAAGCCCTCCGCGGGGAGCCCATTGCTGTCAAAGTCCCTCTCGAAACCGTGCTGCGGGTCAAGGGCGCTTTCGGTTGACCGCGCGCCCCGCTCTCCACTGATGCCGCGTCACACCACCCCCACCACCTCCCATGACGTGAGCCGCGCCCGCTGCAGCTCCGCGGCCACCACCTCCATCGCAGTTTCGAACCGCTCCACGATCGCATGGCCGTGGTGCCACATTCCGACGCTCGGCCAATAGTCCAGCGGGCAATACAGCACCTCGACGCTCTCGGCCTTGTGTCCCACCACCTCGCGCCTGCCGCGGCCTCGGAACTCCCGGATCGGCGTCACCACCGCGACCCGCTCGGCCACTTCCAGGCGGTAGACGATCTGCTGGCCGGTCGCCGGGTAGACGGCCTGGCCACGGCGGGCGTCGGCGTCGGCCGGCGACGGCATGGGCTGGGGCTGCACGGTGGGCCGCTCCGGCGGACAGCCGATGCGGGCATGTTCGATGACCAGCAACCGGTCGGCCTCAGGCAGCGTCCACAGGGCGGCAATCACGGGCCCGACATCGGCGTGTCGCTCCCTGCCCAACCCCTTGTGCTGGCCGCCGTCCACCCAGCATCCCAGCTCATCGAAGCGCAGCATGTCGGCGACGCCGTCGGTCGACCGGGCGCAAGGCTCGTCGTCCCAGCCGGCGGCCTCGCCGATCGACCGCTGATCCCTGATCGCCCAGACGACCATGTCCCAGGCGGTGCCGGAGCGGGTGCGGGCGGTCACGGTCACCGGCGGGCGGGCGGCGAAGGTGGCGGGTGCGGGCATCACGGTCATGCTTCGGCTCCTTCGGCGGCCTGGAGGATGGTGGCAACGGTGGATTTGCTGATGGACGCGCCGGCGGCGGTCAGCTCGGCAGCGATGCGGCGGACGCCATGGCCGGCGGAGCGGAGCGCCAGCACCTGGGCGCGGAGGGCGATATGCCCGCTTAGATCAATATCTCCGTCATCGGTGACGGTGGCGCCTACGGGCGCCTTGCCTCCGAGGTAGCGGCCGCGGGCCTTCTGGTCGCGCTTCACGTCACGGATGCGTTCGCGGATGCGGTCGCGCTCCGCCTCGGCAAAGGCCGACGCCATTGTGAACATCAGCTTGCCCATCGGCCCGGCGGTGTCGCCGCCCAGGTCGATCAGGTGCAGGCTAACCCCCTTCGCCCGCAGGTCGGCCAGCACGCTCAGCGCATCGACCGCGCTGCGGAACACGCGGTCGAGTTTTGCTGCGATGACTATGTCGCCCGTCACCAATACTTCGAGCAGCGCCCGGCCCTCGGGGCGCTCCGCCAGGGGCTTGGATCCCGAGACGCCGCGCTCCTCGTAGACATGGGCGATGGTCAGCCCGTGCATCTGGGCGTAGCCGTCGATCATGCGTCGCTGGACCGAAAGGCTTTCGCCTTCAGAGGCTTGGCGATCCGTCGAGACCCGAGTGTAAGCGTAGACGGCCACCTTCAGCGCTCCTGTCCGATTGTCGATAAGGTATTACTGGACACCATTTCCAACCCGTTCGAGTGCAGGTGCGCCTGGACACCAGAATTCGGAGAATGAAAAACCACGGAGACTTCCAAGTATTCGTAGCATCAAACCCGTTGCCGAAATCTTGAGAGCCACTTTTTCTTCCGGAAACACTCACCCGCCAGAACTCGCCACCCCTTCCCCGCTCGCGGATGCTTTGGTGACTTCTGTGGCGAGGATCGCGCGGACCTCCAGCCCTAGCGGCGTGATGGTCCATGTGGTCCGCCCGGAGGTGCCCCAGACGCTTCTGACAAGGCACCCCACCACGCCGGCGGAGACCGTCTTCTGCGCCAGCCCATACAGCGGCGTCTCCAGTCGGCGGTCACCCTTCGCTTTCCGATCCGTCACGCGCTCCGATCCGTCGGCTGGTAGCCACAACAGAGCGCCTCGCTGGGCAGGCGTCAGGGCCGCGGCCAGATGCGCCACGATGGCGCGGCGCAGTTCCGCCGGCTTCACAGCGCCACCTCCCCTTCGCGCCGCTCGCCGGGCTTCGGGATCCGACGGAACCCCTTCGTCTCGGCCATGACGCGGCGAACCACGTCCCGGTGATCCTCCGCCTGTTCGTCGGCCGGGCTGTCGACCAAGGCCGGCTTACGTCCGGACGTGCCGCCGGTGATCTTCGCGACCATCTCAGCGACGGCAGCTTTCTGCTCCTCGGTGGCGAGCGGAACGCTGTCCACCCGCTCCGCCGGCTTGGCCTTCATGGCGGCGGCGCCCAAGCGGCGGAGGCAGTGCCGGCGGCGGGACAGTTCCTCGCTGATCGGCGCCAGCAGTTCGGCCGGTTTCGGGAACCACTTGCAGCGCAGACGGGCGGCCTTGCATGCTTGCCGGACGAGGTCCAACGGCACGTCCTCGAAGGTTTCCAGGTACACGTCGGCGATGTCGTCCCAGTTGTCCGGCGCGCCGAACAGGGCCAGCGTCTTTTCCAGCTCGACGGCGATGGCGCGGGGGTCGGCCGGGATCAGCATGGCTTCGACCGACGCGACCGCCTGGTGGACAGCCTCCAGCGGGACCGGCACGGCCTCATGGCTGACCCAATCGTCGATCCACCGCGGCAGCGAGCCCGGCTCGACGACGCTGAGTTGCCTCGCTGGCGGTTTCGCGGTGGGGAGCAGCGGGTTTTGCGGCTTGGACATGGGCGGTTCCTTCGGTCGGGGGAGCGTTCTTGGTCGCGACGGCATCGGCGACGGCGCGGTCGAAGTAGCTCAGCGTGTCGGGGGGTTTTCGGCCGGTGGAGGCGTAGCGGCGCATGGCGCCGGCGAAGACGGCTCGGCAGAGGTCGGGGTCGGCGCCGGAAGCAAGCCAGCGGTCGGCGAAGACGAGGTCGGTGCCGGCCGGGTAGGCTCGGGCCTGATGCTCGCCGTAGGCTGCGATCCGTTCGGCGTCGAATGCCCGGATCACCTCCACGCCAGGGCTGATTGCCCGCGCGCCCTCTTCGCTTCGCTTAACTTCAGTAGAGGTAAGTTCTTCCATATAGGGGGAAGAAAACCCCGCAATCTGGCTTGCGTGGTTTGCGTGGTTTTCGTCGTCTAAACCACGCAAAGGCTCTTGCGTGGTTTGCGTGGTTTGCGTGGTTTCTCCGCCGGCCAGTTCGCGGCACCGGCGGAGGTCGATGCAGTGTTCCGCCGCCCGCCCCCGGCCGCCGCGGTCGCTACCCGCGACGATCAGGATCCCTGCGTCGCGCAGCTTCTTCACGATGTACTGGACGTTGCGCGGGGACATGCCGCAGTCGTCCGCCACCTCCTGCACGCGCAGGGCGATGCCGCCGCCGTTCTCGTCCGCCTCCTGGGCGAGACGGATCAGCACCAGCTTGTCAGCGGCCGGCAGCTTGACCTTGAAGCATGCTTGGATGACGGAGGGGTTCACGGTCAGGCTACTCCGCGGCCAGCAGGTCGGGCTGCGCGGCCCGCGCCTCGGCGCGACGGGCCATGCGCTCGTATTCGGCGGCGAGATCCTCCAGACCGATCGCCGCCGCGCTGCCGCCCTTCGTGCCGGAGCGGATCAGCTTGGCGCGGCTGCGGGCGACGGAGGCGGCCAGCACCAGGCCGGGGGCGGTGTCGGGGGTCATGACCGACCCCCAGCCGCCACGCGGTCGCCCTGTGCGGTCCGGAAATACAGCAGGTCGCGCGGGACGCGCCGGCTCTCGACCAGCCCCATGCCGACCAGGCGCTCCAGCACCGGCTTGACGGCCATGGGCTCCTGCTCGGCGTACCGGGCGATGTCGGCGGCCCGGTGTGCCGTGTTGCTGCGGCTTCCGGGTGTGGCCAGCAGGACGGCGCGGGTTTCGGGGGTCATGCTGCGCCCCGCGACTTCCGAACACCCTTCGCCAAGCGCATCACCAGCAACTGCACGTCGACCGCGCCGGCCTCGTCGGTGGCGACGGACTTGACCAGCACCGTGGTAGAGATGCCGACTTCTTTGCTGACGGCCGACAGCAACTTCTGCATGTTGGCGATGGCGCCGCCGACCGTTTCAGCCGTCAGCAGCTCGCCTTCGTTCGGGACAACCCGAAACCCGACAATGCTCTTCTCGGTCATCTGGGCGATCAGTTCGCCATCCAGTTCTTCATGGCATTTGGGGCAGGCGGTCATGCGGCCTCCTTTGGGAATTCCACAACGACCCGCCCGCCCAGCGCAGCAGCCCACAGAAACAGGGCCTCCACGTCGGGGAGCATTGAGCCGTTCTCGTAGCGGGAGAGGGTCGTTTGCGCCCGGCCCATGGACCGGGCGACTTCGTTCTGCGTCCGGCCCTGGCGGGCGCGCTCGCGGCACAAAATATTCGTGACACGCATAAGGTCCGCGCCCGCGCTCATGACCGCGCCCCGTTCTTCCAGGCATTCGCCCGGACACGGGTGGCGCGCTTCGCTGCGCTGTTGCCGCCCCGGTTGGTGCGGGCCTTGGCCGCCTCGGTGGCGATGCCCATGGCGCGGCGCTCGTACTCGACGATCATCTCGGGGGTGACGCGACAGACGGCGGCGCCCTTGGCGATGGCGGCCTCCACCATGCCGGCCAGATCGAGCGCACCTTGCCGAGCGCGGGTGTTGATGGTGCGGATCGGGAAGCCCTGCAGGTCGGTTCCGGCCATCAAGCGGCCCTCCCCCAACGGAACCGACGGCGGCGCGGCTTTTCCGCCCGGCCATCAGCCCCATGGAACGCCGCCTCGGCGAAGCCCTTCCCGAAGTGGACGGCCAGGGCGACGAGGTCGGTCAGCGTCCAACGGGCCGTGCCGTTCAGCTTGTCCATGCACTGCCGGGGCGACAGGCGCAGGATACCGGCCAGATGATGGGCGGGCTTCACCGGCGGCAGGCGACGGCGCACAGCGCGGGTGATGTTGCACAGGACGATCTTCAGCCCGGAGATCCCGCGCAGCAGTGCGGCCTTACCGCGTTGGCGGCGGGTACCACTATTACGGGGCGTGGGTTCAGAATGTTCGCCATGAACGACATGATCGAACGGCATGGCTCAGACCCCCGCGGCCAGGGTGGCGGCCAGAGCAAGCAGCAGCGCGGCCCCGGCGGTGACGGTCAGGTGCCGTGCTTCACCGCGGCGCGCCCAGCCGACAAGCGCGTTCGGCCAGGTCAGAGATGCCCCGTTGGCGGCCTGCCGCGCGCCGCCTGGATGCGGCAGGAGGCGGAGGAATGGGACGATGCCGGCCGGCCCGACCTTGCCGCCCACTGCCGGGCGACTGCGGCCAGCATTGAGCGCCGTGATTTCGCCGAGCGCCCCCTGTGCGTGCTGATGGGCCATGTCAGCGACCCTCCATGACGGCGCGCTGGTGCGCTCGGAAGGCCGCCGCCGCGGTGGTCCTCGTGCCGCCGGTCACCCGGCGGATACGGCGGAGCGCCAGCTTGACGACGGGCATGTTCATGCTCAGCCGGTCGGCAATCTCCTTGTCCATCGCGCCGTCCGCCACCAGGGCGAGGACAGCGGCATCCCTGATGCTGAGGCGGTCGATCGCCGAGTGGTCGGCTGCGTCCGCGGCGAGCGGGGCGAGCATCGCGCGGCGCGGGACGCCGAGGCGGGTCATGCCGTCCAGCACGTGGGCCTTAGCCGTCCCCTCGCTGATCTGCAGCGCGCGGGCGATCTCCTTGTTGGTCTTGCCGGCGGCGGCCAACTCGACCGCCTCGCGCTGACGCATGGTCAGGCCGCCGAGGGCATCGCGAAGGTGGCAAGAGCCACCACCCTTTGCGCCGTGGACGGACACACTACCGGTGGTATAGGAATGGGTCTGGGAGAGCATTTCCTTGTCCTTTGCTGTTCGCGAGAGCCGGCCAACGTTGGGAAGCGGGGCCGGCTCTTGCTTTGTCGGGGTTCAGGCGTCCGCCCGCTCGCGGCGGACGGGGGAAAGGCCGGCCGTGGTCTGGTTCGCCTCGGCCAGCATCCGAGCAGCAGCGGCGAGGCTGGCGGACCGGCTGCCCTCGACCGACCGGCGCAGGCTGTCCCGGAGCGCCGCAGAGCAGGCGTCCAAGCAGCTATCGCAGGCGGCCCAGTAGCAGCCGGGAGCGGCGACGGCCCGCAGGTCCACGGCCAGCCCGCAGGGGCAGCGGCAGGGCTTCATGCGGCACCATGCGTGCTGGAGGTTGCGGCCGGCGCCATGACGACGCCGGCCGCGCGTGCTACCGTGGGGTTGTCAACACCAACCACGGAGCATTCGAATGGCGACCAAGAACGAGACGACCGGGAAGAAAGCGGCCGCCGCCGCATCCAAGGTGCTGCGCGATCCGAAATCGAGCGCAGCAGCGAAGTCGGCTGCAGGATCGGCGCTGACGCAGGTCGCGCCGAAAAAGCCGAGCGGAGGAAAGAAGTAGCCTCACGCATCGTCCAAGCCCTCGCTCACGGCGCTTTGCTGGAAAGCCACGGTGACGTGTCGGTTCAGGGCGTCGTGGGCGAAGGCCGGAACCAGAGCCAAGGCGACGGCGCCTTCCCGGCAATCGATCACCGTGCGGGCGCCGCCGCGCATGTCCCAGGCCACGAGCGCATAGCCGGCGAGATCACTGCCGAACTCGGAGTGCGCAGCCTCGGCCTGCTCGCCGATCTGCCGAACAATCCGCTCCGCCCGATCGGATGCCGGGGTGAACTCTGTGATCGAGCGCGCCGCCATCACGACGCCCTCGCTTCGGCGGGAGCGCGGCGCGATGCGCGGCGTTCTGCGCGCCGGGCCGCAAGCTGCATGGCCACCTCGTGAAAGTCCTTTTCGGAGACTTTCCCGCGGGTGACCTCGCGCATGCGGGCCATGATGTCGGGTTCAGGGTACCGAAGCCCGTCCTTGTAGCGGCGCACAGCTTCGGCAGACACGCCCAGGAGGTCCCCCATTTGTGCGAGGGTGATCCGGCGCTTTTCGAGAAAGGATGCGAGCTTCATGCACCTACATCACCACAGTGGTGATATCGGCGTCAAGCCCTTCGTCACCGAAAATCACCGATGTGGTGATAGCATTGTTTTCACCGCTGCGGTGAAATTCGCGGTGATGAAGCACCCCAATCGCATGAAGGAATTGCGGGAGGCGCGCGGCTTATCGCTCCAGGCTCTAGCCGATGCGGTGAACTCGTCCCCACAGCAGATGAACCGCCTGGAGCGCGGGGAACGTCGGCTGTCCGATCACTGGATGGCCTTGATTGCGCCCGTCCTCGGGGTTGAGCCGTGGGAATTGCTGCCCGGCGCGCCGCCGAGGGCTACGTCTGACGAGGAAAAGGGGCATTTCTTCGAGATCTTCAACGCTCTGGACGGCGAGCACCGCCGGACGCTTGAAACGGTGGCCTTGGGCCTCCTTGCCGCGCAGCAAGCGAAAGGGCCGCCTTCAGAAGACGACGACGACCATCCTCGGTAAGCTGATCGTAGATGGCCTCCATCCTGCGCACATCGTCGCCTTCCACCTTCCACTCCCGTGCCATACCCGCTCACCCCTGAGTAGAACAAAATAGGAACACACTCACAACAGCCTGACACGAGATCTTCTCGAAAGATCTCGCCTATTGCTCGAAGATAGGAATGAAAACAGGTCGCGCGACGCGCCTTGGTTGGGGCGCGGTTAAGCGCAGCAAGGGGTTTTCCCCTACTGCATGCGCGGATATGTAAGTCAGCATTCCCATGTGGCCCGCCTCGTGCAAATCTGACCCGCCCCCGGAGGGCCGGACAGGTGAGTTTCGGCCTCGTGCGCACGTTGCGCCGAGACGATACCCTGGACGAGGTAGCGCTCGTTAAAGGCCGACTGGTCAGTTAGCTGCTGACCGGTCGGCCCTTCCGCCGGTGGGTGCCCGCGGATTGCTCACATCTTAGCCACACGATTATCGGTGTGTGTAGTCCAAATTGGTTACGCCATCGTAACGTGCATGCGGGGGTATGTCGGTTAGCGCCTCACGCAGCCTCGGCGCCGACACAGTTCGGCAACAATCTCGAAAATTCCGCTGCAAAATGCGAAAGCTGGCACGGCGCGCGACGCAGGATGCGAGGTGACGGATTGTGACATGCGACAGGCTGTCGCAGGGCGGACACGAAAAAGCCCGCCGGCCAGGTGGCGGGCGGGCTGTCGGGTGGGGTGAGGCGCTATTTCAGGCTGACGCCAGCGGCAACCGCGGCCAGGATCGCGCCGACGAGCACGGCGAGCACGGTCCAGAGGTAGCTCTTGCCCGGCTTTTCGGCCAGCTTCTCCAGAAGTTCGCCCTTTACGGTCGCCAGATCGGCTTTTGAGGCCGCCTGAGCCATCGCGCCGTTAAGCCGCTCGTCGATGCGGATCAGCATCGGCATGATCTGGTCGCTGAGCAACCGTTTGATCTCGCCGACATCCGTTTCAAGCTTTGCGACGCGCTGCTCCATGGGGTCGGAGTATAGTTCATCGGCAGGCGGCCTTCCAGAGAAGCCGCCGGGCCGATCGCCGCCAATGGGGGTAGCTGATCTATCGCCTCTTGATCGCCTTCTCAAAGCCCTGCTGATATCGCGCGTCGAGCGCCTCGCCCTCCTTGACGTGAGCTTCCAGCTTAGAGGATATGCTGCTCAGGCTCTGAACGGCCTCATTGAACGGCCCAATCGCTGCAGAGTTGGCGAAGAGGATCTGCCCAGACGGAGCCCGCTTAAATCGCCCGCTCTCCCGCACAAGGATAGCAAACATGTTCACTTCGGAGCGGAACTGCTGGGCCTTGAGATCAAAAAGAGATTTGAAATATGGCACGTAGTCTCTGTGCCGGTTGTCGATCCCATCCATGAGGGGCTTGGTGATTTCTACACCGTATTCGCCGGATCGCACCCCCTCCGATATGCGCGCCCTCTCCCTGGCAAACAGCACTTCAACCTGCGCCTCCGCCATCCGAGCATTGCTTTCGGCTATTATCGCCGCCTGATGCAGGCGGCGGAGATCTTCCGTGCTGGCGGACGCAACATCGATGGGGGCGTCTAACTCGGCTGGGGCTAATTTTGCGGCTGCGGCGGAGATCTCATCGATGGTCCCCTTCGCCGCATCGACCGCGATCTTAGTAATCGCGGCAAGCTTATTCCCCGGCGCCGCTTCCAGTTTAGCCATAAGGTCAAAGGGGCCGGCCGCGTTCGCAAGCAAGTCTCGGAACTGATAGGCGTCACGCGTCATCATGACTTTGCCAATGTTCAGCGAGACCAGGAGCGCAAGAGATAGCGTGAGGCCAGTCGCCCCGCGCATCCAGCGGCGACTTCCGCCGGTGAATGGGGTCGCCATCGCCCGTCCAATAGCAAGACACGCTATGGCTGAGCCGATCATGTACCCGATGCCATCTGATGGGCGCTCGTAGATGTAGCCCCCAAAACCAATCACGACGGCGCCGATGGCAAAGAGCGCCACCAGATTGTAGCCACGCGTCCCGCTTCGCGGCCTGTGTTCGATCACCGACATATCGCCCCCCAGTCCCAATCACGGCGCGAGCCATACCACAAACGCGCAACCGCATTATCAAGCGGCAACCATCGGCAGCACATCACCACATTGGTGATTTTTCCACTTGACCGACTAATCACCACTGTGGTGATATCTCCTCACCAGCCACCCCCGGACCGGCTGGCCCCACTGCCGCCGGGCCTGCCCCCAAGGGTCCGGCGGCCTTCCTGGAGAGGGACGATCCCCATGGGCGCAGCAAACCACAGCAAGTTCGACCCCCAGCAAGCGCAGAGCGAAATTCGCGCGGCGCATGAGGAAACGATGCAGAGCCTGAACGCCGCCAATCATCGAGCGGCGGAAACCTTGCGGTCGCGAACCCGGCCGGTCGCATCGGCCCCCGCCTCGCGCAACGCCACTTCTGGCGGAGGAGACGACGGCACGGGCTTCGTGATGGGCCTTGCCACCGGCGTGCCGGTTCCGCTCACCCCGTCATCCATCGCGGGCTCTGTGGCTCACCACAGCATCTACGACAGCTCGTCGTCCTGCTCCTCGCCCTCCTACGACAGCGGATCGAGCGGTTCCGACAGTGGGTCGCCTTCATCCTCGTCCTGCGAATAGCCGGCCGCCTGACCCTCCCCACACACAGAGGACGACACCATGGAAGCCGGAGACATCGTTCAAGACATCTTGGACCGCCTGGAAGGGGCGATCAAAGAGCAGGAGCGCGCCAAGGCGGAAGCCAGCGAAGCCAAGGGCCGGGCCTTCCACGCCGAGTACGACGCGAAGCAGGCCAAGACTGAGGCGGAAGGATTGCGCGCTGCGCTGCGCTGTTGTGAGGCCCGGCTTGAGGCTGCTCTCCGGCTTCTCGATAGCGACGGCCGGGTCAACTACGAGGCCGCCATCAACCCCCCGAAGACCGACGCTGACGGCGAAGTCATCCCCTTCTGACCAGTTTCGCGGTTCGCCGCGTACCCCTGCCCTCATGGGCGCTTCCAGCCTCCGCAACTCACCGCCGGACATCTGCAAAGGCTGTCCGGCGGGTCTTTCAACAAGCAAGGACACGACGATGAGCATCACCAGCGAAACCATCGCCGCCGTGTGCAACGGCACCATCGCCGAAATCACCGCCGCGCTGTCGGACCCGGCCAATGCGCAATGGAGCGACGAGCTGCTTGAGGCCACGACGAAGCATGACGAACACCCCGAGGAATACCACGGCCCCTGCTTCTGCCGCCTCTGCCAAAGCTACGCCTGATCATATCGCGCCCGCCCGGCAGTGCCGGGCGCTTCCCTGAGCCGCTGCGTGGCGGCTGAGGCAAGCTGATGGAGAAGCAGAAATGCTGATGACAGAACGGGAGGCTCGGGCGAAGTGGTGCCCACTCGCTCGGGTCGCTGTGCAGGACACCGGGTCGGATGCGGCGATAGCAACCGGGGTCGCGCCAGTCCAGATGGTCGGAAACAGAGCCCTCACGCTGGCTGAGGGCGGGGAGCAGCGCACAAGCACCGTGGCGGGAAGCAACTGCATCGCCTCCGGCTGCATGGCGTGGCGCAAGGAGAACTCCTTCGAGCGGAGCGGCAAGGAGCGCAGCGCCTACGAGCGCGAAATCGGCGCCGGGAACACGGGGCGCGGCTACTGCGGCGCCTTCGGCAAGGCGGAGGGCTGACCCGATGCCCCGCCCTCGCATCACCCTGCGTGGCATCGCCCGCGACCTGCTCGAAACCGCCGCCTTCGGAGGCGCCCTGGTCGTCTTCGGCGGCTTCCTCCTGCTCGCCTTGGGAGCCTGACACCATGGACGGTTTTCCCCGCACCCGCGCCGAAGAAGAAGCGGTCGACCTGGCCGGCCTCCGCGACAGGTCCGGCGCTTTCCTGCACGCCGTCGTCACCGTCGCCGGCAAGGACTGCCGGCTCTACCCGGAGCTGAAGTGGTCCGTGAAGGCCCTGCGCGACGCTCTCGCCGATCTGGAGAGCGACATCGACGGGCTGATTGCCAGCCGGACCAGCTTCCCGGCCGCCGCGGAGTGACGGGCGATGCACGCACCAACCCACGCCCTGCCCGCGGTCCGCCGCGAAATCCGCTTCGCCGCCGAGCGCCATCTCCCGCTGCGGCTCACCGCCCAGGAGGTGGAGGAGCTGGAGGCGGAGATTGAAGCCCTTGAGGATGGCTGGAGGGAGGATCTCGACGCATGAACGCCCTGCACACCGTCCCCGCCGACATCGCCCCGGGCGTCTATGAGATCGACGCCGAGGCCTACCATGCCGGCCCTGGCGCGTCGGTCTCCATGCTCCGCGCCTTCGCCGACAGCCCGGCCCGGATGCGCTTCGGGATCCGCAGGGAGACCGCCACCCAGCGCTTCGGCACCCTGATCCACTGCGCCGTGCTGGAGCCCGACACGCTGGACGCCCGGTTCTGCGCCACCGACCTGGAGCGCTTCGACAGCCGCACCGCCGCCTACAAGGCTGAGGCGGAGCGAGCCGACGGCCGGGAACTGGTGAAGCGCGCCGAGTTCGACGAGGCCTGCCGCATCCGCGACGCCGCCCACGCCCATCCCATCGCTGGCGAACTGCTGGCGCCGGCCGGCCTGCTGGTCGAGCGGTCGTTCTACTGGACCTGCCCGGAAACCGGCCTGCTGTTGCGCGGCCGCGCCGACGGACTGCGGCCGGACATGCGGGTGATCGTCGACCTGAAGTCCACCACCGACGCCAGCCCCCGCGAGTTCGCCCGGTCCGCCGCCGAATACCGCTACCACTGGCAGGCCGCCCACTACTGCGACGGCGTGGCCGCTGCCGCCGGGTGGGAGCCCGAGGCCTTCATCTTCATCGCCGTCGAAAAGGCGGCCCCCTTCCTGGTCGGCGTCTACGAACTGGACGCCATCGACATGGACAAGGCGCGCGAACGCCTCTCCGACACCAAGGCCGCTTTCGCCGAGAGCCTGCTCAACGACGTCTGGCCCGGCCATTCCGCGAGCCTGGAACGCCTTGACCTGCCCGAGTGGGCGCACCGCTAAGGATCCCGCATCATGACCACCACGAACCCCGCTGCGACTACCCCCGGCCGCTCGCTGGCGGAGCTGCGCCAGGCCGGCCGGCAGGTCGCCAAGCAGGCCGGCGGCAGCACCGTCGCCGCCTTCTTCGACGCCAACAAGGAGACCCTGAAGGCGCTCCTGCCGGCGCACATGACGCCCGACCGCATGATGAAGATCGCGCTGGGCGCGCTGCGGACCACGCCGAAGCTGATGGATTGCACGATCGAGAGCCTGTTCGGCGCGGTCGTGGTCTGCGCGCAGATGGGCCTGGAGCCGAACACGCCGCAGGGGCACATCTACCTGATCCCCTTCGAGAACCGCCGCAAGCAGGCGACCGAGGTGCAGATCATCGTCGGGTACAAGGGCCTGATCGACCTCGCCCGCCGCTCTGGCCAGATCGAGAGCCTGTCGGCACGCGTGGTCCACGAGCGCGACGCCTTCGACATCGACTACGGCACCGCCGACAGCATCACCCACAAGCCGTTCCTGGCCGGCGACCGCGGCAAGATCACAGGCTTCTACGCCGTGGCGAAGCTGAAGGGCGGCGGCGTCCAGTTCGAATTCATGTCTGCCGCCGAGGTGAACGCGGTCCGCGACAGCTCGCAGGGCTACCAGACGGCCAAGCGCTTCAACAAGACCAACACCCCCTGGCTCACCGCCTACGAGGAGATGGGCAAGAAGACGGTCATTCGCCGGCTGTCGAAGTACCTGCCCATGTCGATCGAGATGGCGAACGCGGTGGTGCTGGACGGCCGGGCCGAGGACGGCGAGACGCAGGGCCTGGATCGCGTGCTGGACGGCGATTTCACCGTGGTCGGCGGCGACGAGACGGCGCCCGAACAGGAGCCGCAGGGCGAGCAGCCGGAGACGCCGCACGATCCGGAGACGGGTGAGGTGGTCGAGCAGCCGCAGGGCACCGCGCCGGCGGCGGCCGAGGCGCAGACCCCCATCGACTGGCCGGCCAAGGTCGCGGAACTGAAGGCCGAGGCTGGCGAGTGCAAGACCATCGACGCCCTGGTCGCCTTCAAGGCGAAGCACGCAGCCACGCTGAAGGCCATCCCGGACGACCTGTTCCCGGACTGGAACGACTTCGCCGACGGCCTGGCCGCCGAGCTGCGGGGGCCGAAGTGATGCGCCCCTCCTCCCGCGCCATCCGGAGCGCCAGGCGCCACGCCGCCCGGCACCGGTTCGATCACCTGGAGGGGCGCGACAGCCCCTCCCCCACCGATGACGCGCCCGAGATGCCGGCGCTGGAGCTGGCGCTCGCCCGCGCCGAGGCAGAGGCGTACCGCGCCGGACAGGCCGCCTGACCCCACAAGCGCGCAGAGCGCAGGAGACCACCATGACCGACAAGACCACAACTGTCACTGCCGCAATGATCCGAGCCGCACAGGACGAGGCATTCAACTTCGACCTCGATCTGACTGCCGAACAGGCCGGCGCAATCCTCGAAGCGGCGATGCGAGAGGCCAGGGCCAGCCATCCCAGCAGCCAGGACGAACCGGCTGACGATGCCGCCGACCGTCAGCGGCAGGAGGACGAGGACTATCAGTCCTTCTGCGACCGAGACATGGAGTAGCCGATATGACCACCGAAACCACCACGACCACGATACCGGCCCTGCTGCCCTACGCGCTCCAGCCGGTCCATTCACCCGATGGTTCTTGGGTTCCTCGCATGTGGGACCTTGCCTTGGCTTCGACGGATCGCGAAGAGGCCAGTAGCTTCCTGACGATGAAGATGGTCGCCGCCAGCCACGGCTACGACATGCGCTATGTGCAGCAGGAAGTGCCTGACGATCTGGCCGACACCGACCCCGCCGAAATCCTGGCAGCCATTGCGCCGCCGACCGACGCGCCGGTTGATGGCATTCTCGTCGGCAGGACCATGGACGAGGATGGCGTCTTCAACTGGTACGCCTGGAACCGTCGCGCCGCCCCGTCTCCGGCGCCTGCCGCCCCGTCCGTGGCGCAGCCCGAGGCACCGCCGCTTGCCAAGCTGCTGTCCTTGGCTGCCCGCGTCGAAGAGAAGGTGAACGCCGAAGGAGGCGACGCGACCGTCTCGCGTATCGTGGCGCTGACCGTCACCGCCATCAATGAGGCTTCGCGGCAGGAAGGCGGCGACCCCGACGACGAGCGCGGCGTATCCAAACTGTGTATGGACCTCCTGAGGGAGATGCACGACGCGCCGACGATGGCGGCCGGATACGAACTGCTGGCGGACTTCACCGAGCATGCCGGGCTTGGCACGCCGGTTGCGCTCCAGCCCGCGCAGGGCGGCAGCGTGAGCGAGGTGGCCAAGCGGATCGCGTGGGCTTACTGGCTGTCGCTGGACACCCTTCGCCCCGACGCGGATCGAGATCGCGCGTGGGATCATCTGACGGATGCGGCAAAACAGGCATGGCTTGCCGCCGCCCGCGCATCCGCTCCGGCCGCTCCGGAGGTGGTGATGGATGCCCTGCGCATCGCCTATGCCCGCCTGGACACTATCGCCGCCGAGGATGGTCGCGTCGGGGCAATCGCCGATCTGGTGCGGACCTACGACGCCGCCCTCCGCGCCGCCGGGGAGGGCAAGTAAATGGCTGAGACGGGAGAGGGCGCAATATCAGAATTCACCAGACAGATTTGCCGGGAAATCTGCGCTCAACAGGGGATCGACTTGGAGATCGCGCGGCTTACCGCAAAGGCAGATGCCATGCGAGCGCGCGGTTACAAATCGTGGAGCGAGGCTACCGAAAGCGAGCGGCAGCTTGACGACGATATGGCGTGCCGGTCGGCACGGTTGCTGGACGCCGCCTCCCCAAAGACGCCGCTCGCACCCGCCCCCGGTCCACAGCCACGACCAAAGCAGATGGACATGTTTGATCCTCTCGGCCCGCGAACCGAGAGGCGGCGGAGGCTGGACCGCAAACACGAAACAGAGCGCGCTGCGAAAAGGAGGCTTTGATGACCGCCCCGAACCCCACCGCCGCGACCGACTTGGCGCAAGACGCGCTGAACCGCTTGCGTCGCGCTGATGCCCGCGGGACCGGCTGCCACCTGACCGCCGAAATGGTGCAGGCGCTGAGCGTCACCAACATCGGCGAAATCTGGAACCAACCGGACCCGCGCGATGAGACGGAGGACCAAGCCATGGCCATCCATGCCGCTGCGCCACTCGACCACTGTGTTGCCGGCAAGGACGGCGAATGCAACCACCCCGACTGTCCCCAACTCCGCGACGGCGAGCCGGCCAAGAGCCGCCGGCATTGCCCGCTGGATGCCGATGATGAGGACTGAACCGATGAGCACGACCCCCACCGCCGCGACGCCCTGCGTCGTCCCCGGCTGCGATCATCCCGCCACTGCCGGGGACCGGTGCCGTGCGCCCGCCCCCGACATGCTGTCGCTCGCCCCGGAAGATCGCTGCGGCGACTGCGGCGCCCACCTCCTGGTCGACACCGACGAATGCTGCCCCTGCTGTGGAGCCGGCTGAAATGAGCGAAGTGACCCCCAACGCCGCGACGCCGCAAGACGACGACGCCGAGAGTTTCGACGACATCCGGCTTGACCGCATCGGAAAGTTGATGGACGCCATTGCTGACGAGCAGGCAGAGAAGGACCGCCTGATCGAGGCCCAGCGGGCGGAGATCGAGCGGCTGACGAAGGAGAACGCCCGCCTTGGTTGGGGCCTCTCCTACGCTGAGGAAGGGCGCGACGACTTCAAGGCACGCGCCGCCGCCGCAGAGGCCGCGCTTGCCGATGCCAGGGCAAAATTCGAGAGGGCTGCGGCGGCGCATCATCGATGCCACGACGCAAGGGAGGCCGCGCTTTCCGCATCGCAGGAGCGCGAGCGGGCGATGCGGGAGGTGCTGGGACGCCTCGTCGATTTCGAGGGGTCGATCTGGACGACCGAATTCCGCAAGGCAATGGCCGATGCCCGCGCCGCCCTCCAGCAGGAGACCGCCGATGTCCGCTGACCTGTTGGAGCGCGCCCGCTCTGCCGTGACGGTGGAGGAGAAGCGCGAACGGCGCCCCATGACGAAGGCAGAAGCTAAGTGGTGGGGCGACTTGAAGGCCGTCCTGCGGCGGATGCCGAGGAACGTTGAGCTGCATGCCCGGATCGGCTGGGTCGGCATCGCACCCGCGGGCGCTGGGCAGGCCTATTCCAACAAGCACGGGCACGCCGACGACTTCGCCTCGACCGAGTGGGAGGGCGCCGCCGTCAAGCGTCTCGACGGAAGGGACAGCCACACATGAATGCTCTCATCGCCATCCTGGAGGCCAGCAACCATGGCTAGTGTCATCCGTCAGGCTTGGCGCCACGCCCGCACCGGCCACCACTGCTACCTCTGTGGCCACCCGATCCGGCAGCACGACGAATATCAAGACGTCACCTTCCGGGCCGGCTGTCACGATCGGTGGAGTGGCCTGCGCTTCGCCAAGGTGTGCCGCCACTGCTGCGGCTACACCATGAACCCGCACAGCGATTGCGATTACGTCGTCAAAGCCGAGGCGGCGGAGAAGATCCCCGACTGGCTCGCCGAACCCAGCCTGGAGGCACCCCATGGCTGACCAGCACCAGGGGCGCCAGGACGGAATGCGGCCGATGTCCGAAGCCCCGCGAGACGGAACGATCTTCCGGGCCGAAATCCGCGGCCACGGCGATAACCACCTGATCGCATGGATCGACTGCATCGGCGTGGATGATGACTGCAACCCGTGCGGCGCTTGGGTTCATCACGGCCCCGGCGAGCCGCCGCCGTGCTGGTCGGATGGCGCATGCTGGGACAGCAATGCTGATGAGGTGATGTCAGCGCCGCCCATGGCCTGGTGGCCGGCAGCGCAGGAGGGGGAGAAGGCGAATGGGTGACAGTCAACCGCCCTGCATGACCGTGCGTGATGTAGCGGCACATTTCGCCGTGTCGGCGGAAACGGTATACGCATGGTGCCGCGCCGGCCGGCTCCCCCACCTCCGCCTACCCGGCGGCAACATCCGCGTCAGGCGCTCCGACATCGCCACCTTCGAGGCGTCTCAATGGCAAGGCCAAGAAACCCCGTCCCAATCTACCGCCTCCGCCAAAACCGACATGGCGTCTGGTCGGTCACCTGGACCGAGGCTGGGCGCTCGCGATCCATTTCAACGGGGACGCGCGACCGCAGCGAAGCGGACGGCTGGTTAGCCAAGTTCGCGGCCGGGCAGATGGCCCCCATCCTGTCCGGCCCCTCCATCGACGCCATTCTGGACGCCTACCTCGCCGCCAAAACCGACCGCCCCAGCTACGGGAGCCTGGTCGCCACCGCCAACATGCTCCGCCCCAGGTTCGGTCGGCTGGAGCCGCGCCACGTCACCCAGGCACTGGTGCAGCAGCACGCCAAGGAGCGCGCCGCCGCCGGCCGATCGAACAGCACCATCGTCAACGATATGCTGATCCTGCGCGCCGCCGTGAACTGGGCCATCAAGCAGAAGCTGCTTCAACCGGCGGACAAGCTGACCTTCGAGGCGCCGGTTCCGCGCAGCAAGCCGCGGGACCGCTGGCTCACCCGCGAGGAGGCGAAGGCCCTGGTCCAGGCGTGCAAGGCCGCGCATGTGCGTCTGTTCGTCGTGCTGGGGCTGGTGACCGGCGCGCGCCGGGACGCGATCCTGTCGCTGACCTGGGATCGGGTGGACCTGAGCCGCCGGCGGATCGACTTCGGGGAGGGGGTGGGGAACAAGCGCCGGGCGGTGGTGCCGATCAACGACACGCTGCTGGCCGAACTGAGGGCCGCGCGGGAGGTGGCGACCACGCCGTTCGTGGTCGAATACGGCGGGCACCACGTCACCGACATCCGTACCGGTCTGGAGGCCGCAGCCAAGCGGGCCGGGCTGGATCACGTCCACCCTCACCTGCTGCGCCACACCGCGGCGACGCATATGGTCATGGCGGGCGTACCGACAGCGGAGGTTGCCCGGTATCTCGGCATGACGGAGGCGATGGTCGAGCGGGTCTATGGGAAGCACTCGCCGGAATGGCTCAGCCGGGCGGCTACCTCGCTGGACATGGACCTTTCGCCAGCAGGTTGA